CGGACTTGTGGCCGCAATGATGCACCTGCATGAGCGGGATGCGGGGGATGACAACATCATCCTGTACGAGTCTGATGACTCAACAGTCCTGGCTACAGTCCCGATTACAAAGGACAGCGGCCTCGACCCCATCAAGAAGGTAGACCCGCCGGCCTAAGGAGAACGCTATGGGTGGCTTCGGACTCGCTTCGTGGATGTACTACTGGCTCGATGGCAAGGCGGCCGCCGCTGTCGGCGCAGACCGTAGGCGGATACTAAACCAAGCGACATAATGGTATAATAAAACCATGCGTGAACAACTCGTCCGAGGACTCTTCTCCGCCCTAGCCGGCGTGGTGTTCGCCGCGACTTCGGCTGAATGGGCCCTCTGGGCTATTGAGCAGAAACGCTACTGGAAGCTGCTTCCGTCGGCCTTCCTCGCCGCTCTCTGCACGTTCGAGGGCGCTCAATGTTGGAAAAGGGTTGACAAGCTGATAGAGGAAGTAGTCTAGTGGCTGACCAATTCGACCGCATAGAGAACGACATCAAGGAGCTGCGGGCGTGGGCCGCTCGACACGAAGAGAGGCATGGGGATGATGCCGACATGCTTCAGCTCGTCTTGACTCACCTCAACACGCATACCAAGAACCATCACGGACGCACCTCAGAAATGAAAAGGACGGCGAGCATTGGAGCCATACTCGCCGTCCTCGCCGCCATCGCAGAAGTCATCAGGCAGTTCGTCCTCTAGTCGACAGTCTCCCCCTTTGGAGGCCCCTCCTCCGCCTCTCCTGTTATCTCCTCTTCCGTCGGCTCCGGTGCCTCCTCTGTGACGCCCGCCTCCAATATGATTGCTATCTGCTTCTCCCGTTGTTCCACCTGGACTCGCAGAGCGTCCCGCTCCATCGTCAAGTCCCCAATGGTGGCCCGTGTCTTTGCCAGAAGCGCATTGAGGTCGAGACCCATAGGAGCAGTAGCCTGCGCCCGCGCCACAGTTCGCTGGGCTTTGGTCACTTCACGCTCTTCGCGCCGGCGAGCAGCGCGGCCACTCGGGTCGCTATTCGGTTTCTGAGACATTAGTTACCTCCTGGGTCTCCTCATAGAGGACGAGACCGATAATGGCGTACACCGCCAAGTCGCGGAAGCTGTCTTCGACCGCCTCATTTGCGAGTTCGCCGTAACGGGCAAACTTCTGGAGGCGCCGTAACTTATCAGTGGCGCGGATAAGTGCGCCTACCCAAGGGTCTACTCCCCACTCTTTACTCCCCCGAACATTGGCGAACGGGTCAGCAGCAGTCCCGTAGTCCTTCTGTTTTTTATCATGAAGTGCCCCTAGCTCGTTGAGGATTTCGTGGAATCGGGGACTCCCGTGACGGGGCGCTTCTTCAACCTGAAGTACGATGTCGCCAGGTGCCGCATCCGCTTCCTCAGCGTGACCGCCCGGACAGTCGTCGCCTACGAAGTGGTCAAGGCCCATAAAATCCCTACAGCCGACGGGAGCGTACTCCGGGGTCAGTATAATAGGGGGCATACAGTATTCGCAGCCCCCGGTAAGACCACAATGGACGGGGCATTGTAAGGGCATTAGTACCCCCTAATGGTTGCTAATTTCCTGCTGCTAAGCACTCGCAAGGTTTCGTACCTCCTGTTCCATGTCGTTCAGTAGTTCCGCCATCCGCTCCAGGAACGCGCCGGCGTGCCGGTCGATGGCTCCACCACTTTGGTTGTGCATGGTAATATGGGTCTCCAAGGCACCCTGCACTTCCCGTAGGGTCTCCTGGAGCTTCACTATCTGGTTCAGGGAGTGGTAGCCCCGGTGTCGTATCGTCTGGAGGGGAACCTCTCCTACCGGCCAGATTGGTACCTCAAGGGTACCATCCTCCACACTTCTAAGGCGGTCATGTAGACGAGTAGCCGCGGCCGCGCCGCCGGCCAACATATCGTCAAGGCGCTGCTTCAGCTCGTTGTACTCTTCTGTTGGCATGTGGTCACCTCCTCCGAATCCAATGAGTTCGGGGTGTACGATGGTGTTACGGTCGACGAACTGCCCACAGATGTGGGTTCCGCCCGACCATTGTTCGAGAGCGACCTGCTCTGGTGTCCAGCCTCCGAAGGGTAGGGAGGCGAAGTCCACGTCGGGTTGCCCATCCCAAAAGGCGTTCCATAGAGGAACCCCTACGCGGGCCAGCAAATCGGAATTCTTCGGGCGGATGTAGTTCACCCAGGTGTTGTAGTTTGCGTAGATAACGGCCAGCTTCCCCATGGCCTGGACACGGACTACCGCGTCATGAACGGCGCCGGCCATGATGCCCGGTACCTCCACGTCAATGGCAACGAACTTCAGTGCGGCCCAAAGGTCGTCTGGTACTCCCTGGCGCGCCAGGTTGACGTATGTGGCCCCGGGCATGGTAGAGCCTATGACGATATACGCCGCGGTAGCTAGGTGTTTCTGCTGAGCGTTCCGCAAGCTGCGGATGCGGTACTGGGGCTGCTGCGGCCCAGTGCGGGGGAGGGCTAGCAAACACTGTACGAACAGAGGCCACCCATTATCCTTCAGGCACCGTGCCTCTGCCCGGGTGAGGAGGTCGTAACTGCTGTCGACGGCTCTCATATCACAGGAACTCCTTTAGTGTTTGTATCAAGTCATCTGGATGGAAGAACACCTCCCGAGCAAATTGGTACATCACGTCCCAATGAGTAGGCTCTTCAGGGAAAAGGACGAAACCGGGCTTGCCTTGTCCAATGAGGTACCCCAGCTCGAGATGGCCGGACTTCCCAGCAGGTAACAGTAAGACCCCAAGGTCGGAATCATTCAGGTTGCGAAGGTCGAACTGGTAGATGTTCACGGCTGACCGGCCATAGAGGGCCACTCTATAGTGCCGCCCGCGGGTCTCCTCATAAGCCTGCCAGCATTCATCTGCCCTTTCACCAGCCCCAAACCACTCGTCGAACACATCGAAGCCCAGCGCCCGTATTTGGTTCCCCAGCAGAGGGACTTCCGGGTTCTTCAGAGAACCGATGAGATACAGCTTTTTCATGGTTAGGGCTTCACTAGCGGGCCGTGAACCTCTAAGGTGAGGCTTCCCAGGGGGATTCTGAAGGAGTTGTGGTAGAACGCCGCGTCCTTGTCGCCGGAGGTGTGTGTCCTCTCCAGCGCGGCGAAGTTCTTCAGCGCTTCCTCCAGGGCTTTGTACTCATCGTATGTTAGACGAACGTAAATGTCAGTCATTGGGTGGTTCCTCTCTCCACCACTGTGTGAGGTCATCAAACGTGTCGGCGTAGAAGGTAGGGATTTGGTGCTCCCACGCAAACTTCTCCTCCGCCCGGGCGCCGGCGCTGAGAGGCCACCCCGGTAGGAGGAAGAGTGCCCTTGCAGCAATGAGGATGTTCAAGTCCATCTCCAACCAGAAGCCGGCAGGCACATCGGGGGTGATGACTTCAAAGTGAGCGCTGTTCAGGTGTGGGCAGAAAAAGGGTATCCCTTCCCGGGCAAACTTCGCCGCCCATTTGCGGGCTTCGTTGATGTTGGAGTCGACTGCGAAGTATTCAGAGTGGTCGTGGGTACCCTGTGGCCCACGATAGGGGCCGGCAATATACACAAAGCCTTCCATTTTCAAGGGCTACACCTCCTCTCCCAGTATAACACACCCTAACGCCAGACGTTACACCCCTAGGTGCGCTTAATGGTGTTGATTTGGCGGACTTCCTCCCGGGTAGCGAGGTGCACCCGGTGGCGGTGGGTGATGCCCTTTCTCGGGTGGATGAAGAAGACCTCCTGGCTGGGCCGGTTGGCCCGCGGCCGGCGCATCCGTAGTGCCAGCAGCGAAGGCCCGACGAAGCAGCCATTGGAGATGATGTCCCCGTCAATTTCGGCTTCATCCTCAGTGGCGGTGTGGTGGTGGCCCAGCACCATGTAGGGAATGACCCTCCCCACGATGCTGTTTGTCGCCAACTTAGTGTCGAGAGCCCCGGTGTAGGTCGCACGGAGGTTCACGCCATCACCATGTCGGAGGTAGAACTCCCACCCCAGGATGTCTACCAACATGAAGAATGCGGGACTGATGTCGAACGTGAAGCGCCCTGGCACCGCAGCCTCTACTCGTGCTGCAATAGTCTGCCAGGCCATCAGCTCGAAGTTATCGGGGTCGAAGCTCTCCTTTTTTGAGCTGGACAGGCGCCCGTGGTTGCCGAAAACTTTATAAATGTGTACCTTCTCGAACCGCTGGAGGAAGGAGACCAAGACCTCCGTCATGTCTTCGACAAAACCCAGGTACTGGAAGTAGGCAGAAATCTCCATCTGGAGCGCCTGGGTCGGGAACATGTGACCATTCCCCTCCATGTCGTCACCGAGAGCGAGGATGTGGAGCTCTGGGACGGGCATGAGGGCCTGCATCATCTGGGTGAACCGTAGGACACCATCCCTCCAGTCGAGGAGCCGGTAACGGGCCGTGGCGACATCGTACCCACCGATTCCCCCCGTCACCTGTGGGTCTACCTTCCCACCAAAATGGTAGTCAGAGAAGCAGGCAACGGCGTGCTGGGGGGTATCGAATCCCATGTCCTCAATGGCGGTTGCCACCACCTTCTCCGGCGGCGCCGGAAGCGGGATGCGGTCGTGGAGGTACTGGTCAGCGACCTCCCGGAACTCATCGGGGCTCATGGGCTGCCCGTTGACCTTATCCGTCCGGTGGTCTTGCACGCCGTTCCTCGTGCGGTAGGCCGCTCGAGCCGCCTCTTTACGGTGCGCGTCGCTACAATACTTTGACCGAGGACGGGACGGCTCACTGCATGTGGGAAGGGCACAAAGCCTGGCACCGGTGACGGCTGCCTTCATTGTCTTCCGGGAAACTCGGGCCATTGCTACTTCTCCTTCTTACCGAAACGTGGGTCATTGGGCAGAATCAAGTCCGGTTTCCCACCAGTACCCTTCTTCGGGAGAATCAATCCAGATTCGGTTTTCTGCTCGCCCACCAACGGGGGGTACCGGTGGACAAGGGTGATTTCAATAGTGTCGGGCGTGTCCTTGGCCGGCCTTATCTCTAGGCCGAGCCCCTGGGCTAGAACGGACACCATTGCCGTCCGCACCTCAGGAGGAAGGGTATTGAGCGCATCGGCCCAGTACCCCACCATCAAGCGGCCGTTCCCGTGAGTGAGTTCCAGGAGAATGGCGCGCATCAGGTGTGCCCATGCCTCCCACTCGGTGGGCTTCTTCACCTCAAACGTCCGGTCGGCGTGTGGGTGCCAGGACGTGGCGGGTACGTGCATGTTGACTCGGAACGTGGGTTGCTTACGTTCACACTTTGGAGGCATCGAGTATCTCCAGTTCGTCGAAGTAGAACGACCACAAGGAGCCGTCCTTGAAGCGCACTTTGAAGTGCTCTTGGCGGGTGCCGCGGAATTTCACCTCCACCACCTCCCCTATGACGCCGGGCTTCACGGCCCTATAGGGTGACCCTCGCACCTTTACCTTCGCTAGCATTCTAATTCATGTAAACTATACTAGTGTGAGCGGCTTCTTGTGCCCCGGGTGGCCCCCAAAACAGCCCATAAACGTGGGCCGGGGTGTCCAATTCCGTGTCCTTACCCGGCCGCACTGAGCCTTCAACGACGCCCACCAGCTCGAAGGGAGCAAAACCCACCTGCACCTCTTGGCCCTCCACATGGACAGTTTTATGAATGTGTGGGATGCGCGTGTGCTCCAGCCCACACTGGGCACAGGTGTGTGGGGGGTACAGCTCCAGGAAGCGGGACTTCAGTTCGTCACTCATGAGCGTCAAGCCACTCTTTCCAGGACTCTGCTAGCCGCCCGTTGTCAACTAGGAGTCGGGCTACCCTCCTGTGAAGACGCATCTCTTGACGGTTACCCTCTGAGACGGCCCAGTCGGGGCTGAAAAGCTCCTTGAGTAAGTCTAACGCCTCCGTCACTTTAGCCTCAAGGTTGGCAACAAGCTGTGTCTCCCCGTGGTGCTCACTCATCCCCCGTATGCCCGCCCCTCCGCAACTATCTCGGCACAGCAAACGAGCTCCTTAGCCAACTTGCGGGCCTGTGCCTCCGTGAGGTCGACGAAGATGCGAACCTCAGGTGGCAGCTTCCCATTAGGGCCTTTGGAGCCGGTCGGGACAGCAATGAGTAGACCAATTAGAGCGGGAACATACCGGTTGTTTCCTACTCTCCGGTTCTGGGAAATCTCAACGTCAATTTTCATATCCGCACCTCCTCTAGTCGTGGCCCAGCTTCCGAGGCAGGAACTCCTCCAGCCACTGCGTCTTCAGCTTACACTCCGGGCACACCAAGATGACGACTACCGTCTCCTTCAGCTCCTGGCGTCGGCTCTCGGTGATGTCGTCGATGTTGACTACGCTCACGCTCTCTTGCTGGTAGATTTCCCACATGGTGGTCTCGCCACCCACCACAGTCATTGTACCACACCGCTCGCAAGGGAGTCCACTATCAGGGCCTCCATGCAGTTGGTCGAGTTGGTCTGGTTCCGTGGGTGGGGCTTCACGACCCTCCATCTTGAGGTAGACCACGTTGGGGTCAGCGTCGTCATCCTGCCCCGCTGGGTCGTGCCCGAGCTTCCACCTGTGTTGGCGCTGAACCCTGCGTGGGTCTCGGGCGAGGTCGCGCTTCTGTTGCTCAAGTGTGCGCTCCTGGGCCTCCTGGTAGCGACGCGCGCGCTCCTCGGCCTGTTTTGTCTGGTCTTCGTGGGAAGGATGGCAGGTCAAAATGCTTATTCCTCTAAGTTCAGCTGTTCCGTCTTGTGTAATTCCTCCAGGGGATATGCTCTCTCAAAGGCGAGGAAACCACACACCAACCGAGTGCACCATAGACGACCCATCGAATTTACCCAAAGCGTGGGTTCATGGCACATGGGGCACTCATACAAGAAGGTAGGGTCTAGTGCCTCTAGCGCTTGCTGGTACTGCTCTCGGTTACTCATTCTACGCTCACCTTCGGTTCCAAGGATACCACATCCAGCGGGTTGTTAAGCGTCCCCAACTCCTCGAGTTGTCGTTGCCACTCCATAGGCTCCTCCTTAGTGTACCCTACAATAGTGGCTCTTAACCAGTGATTGTACTTTGACTGTGACGACGGGACGAGCCAATGCTGCTCGCTCCCCATGTGGATGATGGAGGCCACCACGACATCCAGCAGGTCATTTACCGAACCCATAATGACGAAGTGCAGGAGCTCCTCCGGCCTCAGGCCCCACGGGGAGCGGCGCCCGTACATCGTCATGGTCTTGCGGGCTGTGGCGAACTGGTCGGTCAGCCGGATGAGCCCCAGGCGGAGATTCGGGAGGTTCTTGTCCACCCGGGACGCTTTGATAAGCTGGAGGGACTCCGGCATGACGGCCGCCCAGTCGGGGTAGTACGTGCTGACGAGCTCCTCGCTCTCTCCACAGACCATCCACAAGAGGAACGCCACCGCCGCCTTCGAGTCAAGCTCCAGGTAGCTAGCGAACTCCTGCATGGGGCTCCTGCCCTCCTGGAGCCAGCGGGTAAGGGTAGGGTCGCGGGTGTAGTGGGCCAGAACCTTGAACAGGAGCCAGTCGTAGGTGAGAGTCCAACGACCCCAGCTTTTTATTTCGTCCGGGGTGCCCCGCATAATAGCCGTGTCGACCTGAGCGTTGTGGCGCACCAGGGGCATCCCCACCTCTCGGTAGAAGCGGGGGGCTTCTAGCGCCATCCCAGGCCCCACCACCGCACAGTCCAGTGCGTCCTTGAGGGGTGATTGGTCTCGGGCGACAGCCCGTCCCGTTGCGTACTCCAATGCGCCCATATCATGCACTACGTTAGAGAGCAGGGCGTTGCGGTCGTACCCCCCTAGCCATTCGTCCAACGCCCCCATGAGCCGGCCAGTATCACGAGTAACGAGGGCGGGTGCTGTCCGCTCGGTTGTGAGGGCCTTACCCAGCACGCTCTGGACGATGGGTTGGGACGTGATGGGGGGCCAATCGCGCATCATGAGGAGCCAGCCCTGGGCCTTCGTCGCTAGAGCCAGCTCGTTACGGGAGACGGCGATACCTACCGGAGTCTTGTCCACCTCTCCCCCCAGTACCTGAAGCCATTCCCCAAATTCCAGTAAGTCTTCTGGGGTCTGGACTACTCGGTGGGGCCATCCTTGGAACCGTTCTTCGGCCGGCCCACCTGCTTGGTAGGGCGCCACACCTGGTACATCTCCACCCACGCCCTCTTCTGTTTGGGCGTCACTACCGCCTCCCCGCCCTCCTCCTCGATTAGGTCGGCTAGGGCTATCATGTTCATCAACTGCACCAGGAACTTCTGGAGTTTCTGCTGCATCGTGTACTCGCTCTTCAGATAATTGTTGCGCGCCCAGTTCAACCGGGTGCTGGCGGTTGGCCACTTGTTTGGGTCGCTGTCGCCGTCTGCGTTTTGCCATGTCATCGCATCTCCCTTAGAGGCCGGCTTGGTCTGCGGGTAGCTTCCTGAACTGGAATCCACCCTTCTTCACCAGGGTGGCGAATGCGGAGCCGATGGAGTCGGCGAACATGAAGTCCAGCACTACGTCCCCCGGAACTGCGTCATATTCGTAGAAGCTATCTTCCCCGAACTGGACGACCAGCCGGGCCGTCTCCCGCTCGTACTTCACGGACAATAGTGCTTGTGAGACTACCGGTAAAAACTTAGCCACGAGGCACCTCCTTTCCTTACCTAGAACGCCCGGAAACCTATTGTGTTACACTCGGGTTTTCAGAGGGGAACAGCTCCTCAAGCTCGGCGAGGGTGTCGTCGCCTACAACGTAGCTGATTTGGTTCTCCTCAATCAGTTCGGGCGGGCGGGCCGCAAGACTGACTAACAATGCCCGTTGTCGCTTGAGTGCTTTTACCGCACCTATGGCCCAGCGCAGGATGTCCTCGTACCGGCACAGAGCGTCCTGACAGGACGCGCAAGGTTCCTCACATGCGATGCACGCACAGTCAGTATCGAAGCTTGCCAGCAGCGCCTTGGCCCTGTCAATGCTGTCTTTCATCAGTCATCCTCCTGAGGGTCAACCTCATGGGCCTCCCCCTCCACCACGTCGGGGCCGGTAAGGGGCGGCACCTCCTCCTCAATAAGGCCCAAGTTGAGAAGGTCACGGCGACTCTGTTCCGAGATTTCCTTGCCCGCGTTGTGCATGGAGAGGGCCATTCTTTGTCCCAGTGTTAGGTGGGTAATGATGGCCTCACCCTCGAGCCTCCGCACGTCCTTCAAGTGGCCCTGGGCCTTCATCATCATCTCAACGATGCGGGCCTGGACGGTCTGGTTCTCCACGTCCACAGTGAACTTCTCACCGCAGCCGGGGCACTTTACCGGAATGGGTTTCACACCGTGCATCAGCCGGCGGATGGCATCCGGCAGTTCCTCCTCCACACCCTTGAGCCGCTGGGCAACAGCCTCATGGACGCTGCCAATCGTCTCGTCGTAGGCTTTGCGGAAGGCTTCCTCTTCCCGGTGCCAGCGCGCGATGCGCCGGTTCGAGAGACCTAGGACTCTACGCGCTTCAGCCTCAGTACCAGTCTCAGCGTACTTCTGGAGGTACTCCCGCTGAGCAGGGAGCAGGCCGTCTGGCCCACGGGTAATGGGCTCCTTACCTCTAGTCATTGGGTACCTTCAGCGAATCCCTCAGCGTGGCCCTCCTCGAAGGACTCCGTGGCTACCGTGTCCTCGAGGAATTCTATAAGGCGTTCGACTTCGCGCCAGCAGTCCCCTATGGTAGGGCCAGAGCCCCCACCAGCGCCTCGGGATTTTCTGTCCCCGGCCGCGAGTAGCCTCTCAATAGCTTCAATAAGGTCTCGTCGTGGGTCTCTGACAATCGGCATATAGTCCTCCTCAAGGGTGTCCGTTGCGCCAGAAGGTGACCCATCCTGCCAGAATGGAAAGCTTGTACCACACACGGGCCTTTAACCCATCCTCTTGGGGACACGACCCGGGCCAGTGACGCCGGCCGCAGACAATGTGCAGGGGTGGTGTGTGCTCCATTATTTCCCCTGCTCCTTCTCTATGAATTCCGTCATGTCTACCCGCCAAAAAATGCGCCTATCGCCAACCTGGATAAGAAAGGTAGGAGCCGTACAGTAAGCGACAACCTGGCCCTCGTGTATGGTCATGCCTGGCCCTATGCTGTTGAAGCAGCGCACCTTCCTCCCAATACTTTCTTGTGGGTGGTTACTCACTATGTACCTCCAAATCTCCAAAACTCCTCCCGTATTGTACCTCCACAGGGATGGCCCACGCAAGTCGCTTGCCCGATGATAGGATGGTGTTGCGCGCCACGTCCTCCCATAACTCCTTGATGGCGGCCCCAGCCACTTCAAGCCGGTCTTCCGGGGCGTAGGACATAAGACTGTCGTGCATTTCGAGCACAGGTTCAATGTACGACGCCAACTCCCTCTCAGTGGCGATGTGCGCTAGAGAATGGAGGTCATGTGCCCCACCCTGGATGGGCATGTTGTATCCCTGGCGGATGGCCCCCTCCAAGTCCCCACGGTACCTTAGAGCCGCCAAGAGGGGCACCTCAGCGAAGTGTCGCCGGCGCCCAAAGCGGTTAGCGACCGACCCATCCCGGAACATCTCTTCACGAATGCGGATGAAGTACGGCCCCATCGAAGGGAAGACGTACTGTACATAGTGCGCTAGGAGGGGCGATGCCTCCTCCTTCGAGCATCCTAGACGTTGCGCAGCGCCTTCAGCCGTCAGACCGTAGTTCATACCAAAAACGAAGGTCTTACCGCGGTCACGCACGTCCTTGTATTTGTCCCTCCAGTCTTCCAGGGAAATAGTCTCGTCCACAATTTTCTGGGGAAACTTACTGGAGACCCCTAACTTACAGAGCTCCCGGGCGACGTAGGCATGGATGTCATTTCCCTCCATCAGCAACTGGAGGAGTGTCTCATCCCCCGTCTCATACGCCATGACCCAGACCTCCGCCTGGCTCCAGTCGGCGTTGAGTAGCCCGTAGCCCGGAGGGGCGCCTAGCATAGCGCGGAGGGCGTCCTCGGAGTGGATGTCGTATTCATCGGACTGAATCTCCACCTCCTTGGGTAGATTCATAAGGTTGGGTTCTTCGCAGGCGAAGCGCCCAGTGGCGGCGCGCGCGGAGTTCCAACGAGCGTGGATTCTGCCATCAGCACGGATGTGGGTACGGAACCCCCCACCCTCACCCCCGTCTAAGTAGGTACTCGACAGCTTCTCATCAGTACGGATGTCGATGAGTAGGGGAAGGACAGGGTGAGGCGCCCTCTCGTTCAGCTCCCTTAGGGCAGCGGCCGATGTTTTGGCGTGGGCAGGGGTGCAGGGGCTACTCAGCTTCCGGCACTTGTCGCACTCCTTGACAGCCCCGTCGGTTACTTCATTGGTTAGGGGGAGCCCCAGGTCTTCAAAGACGAGCTTCTGGACGTGCTGGTAGTGCGTGGGGTGCTCCACCACCCGACCTACCGTCTCATTCAACTCCTCCTTCTTCTCCTTTAGGTGCGCCTTGTAGTACCGGCAGAGCTTGTCGAAGGCTTCTTGGTCGATGTAGACACCCCGCTCCTCCAGTTTCGTAGCGCAGCGGATGAGGGGGATGCTGATGTTTTTGTACACCCAGTCGGTTCCTTCGTCCTGCACTTTGGGATGGAGCAAGGGGACAAGAGTCTGCACCACATCGACATCCGCTCCTCCGTATTCCCACAATTCCTGGTCGGGTACTGTCCACATTCGGGATTTCATTCCAACCAGCGCCGCTTCGTAGTACGGAATATCTGTCCAATAGGCGGTGAGTGCCGTGAGGTTAGCAGGGCTCACCTCCGACAGAAGGGAGGAGAGCAGCCGGGTGTCGTGCCGCACGTTGTTGACGTAGAAACCAAGGGCAGTCCTGACTGTCACTACTGCCTCGTCAGGCCGGCGCTCCAACATCCGTAGGTCGAACCCGATATTCTGTCCCGCCTTAGGCTTGTCGGAACGGAGGATTTCGTCGAGGATAGCGTAGACCTCTTCAAACTCGGCGTCCGGCCAGTAGGGGACGGGACACCACTCCGTCTCCGGCACTTCCTTGCGGTTCTTACCCCGCCCCTTCGTCTTCATGACGGTGCGCTCACCCCGGTGGAGAATAGGAACACTGTAACCCACTCCCTCCCGGGGGGAGAAGCTCACACACAGTAGCTCAGAGTCCATCCATGAAAGTCCCGTCGTCTCCGTATCGAGGGAGAAGAACTCTACATCTGGCCCAAGTAGGATGTCCCGTAGTGCCCGCAGCTCCTCCAGGGTGGTGATGCCCATGTAGGAACCCAGCGATTCGTCGGCGCCCCCGGCGTCAGCAATGCGCTTGGCCTTACGGAAGTGGGAGATGACCAACGCCACCTCCCGCCAATTTCCGCGCATTATGTAGCTTGGATGGTACGTGCAAATTATCGGTATGCCCGGGAGCTCGTCGTTGTACAGAGTGAAGCCCATTACCGAGCCGACTGTGACGCCCGGGCGGTAGAGGGAACGGATGGCGGCGCCTCCCAGCGCCACGATGACTGTAGGGTTGAGCTCCCGCAGCTCCTCAATGAGGTGCGGGTGGCAGGCATCCACCTCCGCCGGCTTGGGGTTCCGCTTGCCCCAGCAGCGTGTGGCGTTGGTGTGGAAGACCTTGTACTGGTCGATGCCGGCCGCCCACTGGATGACGTGCAGCACCCGGCCGGCCTTACCCACAAAGGGCCGGTTCTTCTCGTCCTCAAACTGTCCCGGCCCCTCGCCCACGAATGCTATCTTAGCGTCCCTGACTCCGGCGCCCTGGACAATACGGCGCCTCGTTTTTACGAGGGCGGGACAGCGGGCACAATCACGAGTGGTCACTGAGGGCGCTTCCTCATCAAGTTAAACCAGCCCACTTCCATTACTATGTACGTCTGAGCGCCCTTCCCACGCCCAGGCTTTGTTCTGAGGACAACCATTGGAATAGGGCGGTCGCTGCTACCCAAACGCCGAAGCTCCTCTGTGGCCAAAGTCGCCTTGCCAATTTGCTCCATTCCCTCCACGAGGTAGTCAGGCACACCCGAACGGTGCTTGACCTGAGCAATGTACCCATCACACAACACGTCTACATCCCCCGGGCCGTGCCACTCACCGGCGTGAAGGCGCCGCCCCCCGAGGATGCGCGCTACTTCGCGCTCTGCTTCCTTTGACTGGGCGACTGTGCTACGTTTACTCATGCTCTGTCCTCCTTTGAGCTCTTGAGTTGCTCCACCCGTCCGCCCGGGTGTACCATGTATGCTACATCAGCGGCGTCCAGGAGTTCATCCTCATGCGCAGTAAACAGCATCTGGAAGTTGAGGCGCCGGGTGGTTTCCTGCAACATAGCACACAGTGCCGGGCGGAGGTCTGCACTGACTTGACTGAAAGGCTCATCGAGCATCAACAACGGACGCATCGCTGGCCGGCCTGAGAGCGCCAACAGCAGCCGTAGCAGCACTGCCAGCACCTGGGCTACCGAACCGCCCTTTGCGCCCTTAATCCTTGTCCGTAGACCATCGGTAATGAGGGCGATGTCCATGCTGGCAGCACCTCTCTTCTTGGTGGATTCTAGGACAACCTCCATCTTCTTGTCGAACACAGCACTCAGACCCTGGCTCCCCAGGGCCGCCAGTGCCTGTTCGTAGCGGCCGCGCCAAGTGTTCTCCAATCGGTCGAGAACATCTCCGGCCTTTACCTTTATGTCCTTACGGGCTGCTAGCTCCGTCTTCTGCTGCTCGTGGGTCTGCTGCTGGGCTTCCAGCATCGTGGCCTGTCCCCGCCACTCACTGCACCGCTGGTGGATGGAGGACAGGGCAGACCGGAGCTCGCTAACCCCCGTGCTAATCGTCTGGGTCTGTTCGTCCACCAATACCCTCTACTTCCGCTCTGATGCCCACCAACGCTTCCGCCACGTCATCCATTATGTGGTTAGCTTCGGAGTTGAGCTGTGTCGGGTCAATGCCTAGGTTCTGTGCCTCTTCCTCCAGTTTGACGAGCTCCTCTTGGGCACTCTCCTGCTGACCCTCTAGCTTGGTCAAGTCCATACGTGCAGACTCAATGTCTTTCCGCAACTGGTCTACGGTAGGTGTGACACTCATGACCCCCCCTCCTCCAGCTTGACGATGACGAGCTCCCCTGGGGCACTCTCCTGATGAACCTCTATCTCCGCATGGTCATGGTCTTCCTTTGCGCAGACGCAACAGATGTCCAATTCGCATTGGGGGCAGGGCGTCAGGCATTCGGCACAGAATTCCCCCTGGCACCAACCACACTCTACCATTACATGCAGACAGGATTCACATGTCATACTAGTCACGACTCTACCTCCTCGAGAAGACGTTGAACTTCCGCTTTTACTTCAGGCTCGATGTCCCCGAGCTCCGCCAGAAGCTCGGGGATAGAGAGCTCGTCAGCCCTCAGCCCCTCACCCAGCATGTCGACGAACTGGCTGATTTCATCCGCTGGTAGGTCAGGAGCATCCTCCGCCTCCCGCTTCCCGAACACCTCGAGTGCCGGCGCCACACCCGGGAGCGGCACCTCCTCCACCGTTAGACCTGCCGCATCAATGTTGACCACCAGCACCTCTACCGTGCGGGCATAGGAGGCTATGTCACGCCGCGTCCGTCCGATACTCCCGGGGTTGGCGAAGAGGGTCTTCCCCACTTGCACCACCCCTAGGCACTCATGAAGGTGGCCCGAGATAAGTAGGTCATACTCCTCAATGCCCGGTATCTTGTCAACGTTGACCCAAGGGTACGGCCGGCTGTCGCCAGGGCCTACGATAGAGCCGTGGGCCAGACCGATGACCGGTCGTCTAGGGGCAGCCTTCTCCATACGCGCTCGTTCCTCTTCGATGAGGCTGTAGTACGAAGGGTCAGTCTGCCCGTCATGTACGCCCTCGGCCGCGGCATTGTATGGGCGAGGAACAACCCAACACTGAGAACTCTTGTCTCCCTCTTCAATGCAGAGCTCCATCTCCAGTAGGAGGTGCACCGCCCCAGCCTTCTCCAGTGTCCCTAGGGGCTGGCGGGACAGACTCTCCAGCCCATCGGGGCCAAGGTCGTGATTACCTGGCACGACGTAGACCGGGCAGGGGAAACGTTTGAACGCCGTGATGAGCTGTTGGCGCAGAGCGTCACTCACTCGGTTTGACTGCTTGACGTGCAGGATGTCACCGGTTCCCAGGGCGTACTCCACTTTGTATTTCTCACAGAGCTGGGCAATAGCCTCCAGCTTGTTCAGGATGGTGTGCATGTAGTCATCCACCCGGCCCCCAGGTGGCCGGTCAGCAATATGTAGGTCGCCGAAGAAAAGTAACCTCATCGTTCCTCCAGGAAACAGATTTCGCATTTGCCTGTACATCCAGCAACCCGTTCCCCAGAGAGGTCACAGCAGAGACAAGGCCGAAGCCACCGTAGAAACCGTCGCCACCACCGAAGGGGGTTCATCCTCCACACTCCTTATGGCTTAGCAACCCATTGCAGATAACACAGATACCAGCATTAATACAGGCTGAGTTGAGCTGCACTTGGAAACTTTCCAGCGCCTCCTGGTGGTCGGCGTGGCGCTTCCCTAGGTTGGCTATTAGGCTCGTGACCTCGGGGAGGCGCTGGGATAGGAAGTGACCGCGGGCCGCCACCTCTAGTGCGTCGGACGATACCTCCAACCGTTTAAGCAGGGCCGGCACATCTACGGCCGTGGCTCGGGAGTGCACCTCCGCCATCTTGTCAGCCAACTCCCGAGACCGGCTCGCTAGAAGGATGTTGTCTTCTATAGTTTTTAGGTTCGCCTCCGCCTCACCCACTTCGCCCTCGATGGCTTGATAGTCCGGCAGCTCCTCGAGGCGCACCTCAATATCGGCGAGGGCAGTGGCCGCTTCCTCCGCGCTCCGCCGGGTCTGGTCTAGCTCCTTCTTGCACAGCATCTGGGCCGACACCACCATGTCCAAGCGGGTTGCCTTCCCAAGGATACGGGCTCTCTTGCTCCCAGTCTCCCAAAGGATAAATGGCGCGTCGTGCTGGTCTGAGAGCTGGGGGGTAAGCTCGGTGGTAGGGTCAACCTCAATACGCCCAATGCCCAGGTACGCCGCCACCTCCTCTGGTACAGCTCCTCCCGTCTTGGTGAACTCTCTCTCAGGGTTGCTGTCCGTCATGCGGTAGCACCCACCCTTACCCTTATCCTTCCAATACTCAATAGTGGTACCATCCCCGAAGGTGAGGGCTACTTCTATTTTCTTGGCGCCGTGCCGGATGTCGTCGTCTGAGGCGTCGTTGAGGAAGGCCGCGCGCATGGCGCGTAGGACAGCACTCTTCCCCGCGTCTCCGGGGCCAACCAGGACGTTCAACTGCCCAAGGTCGAGAGTAGCATCTTCCAGGCTTTGGAAGTTCTGAATCCTGATGGTCTTGAGAGGGACGTATACGGAGGTCATATCCGCCACCCCAGCCCTAGAAGAGCGGCCTCAAGTTCCCACTCCCGCTTCTTCTCTTGGAGAATGAGCTCCATCTCGGCCGCACGCAACTCCCCGTCGCGCATGTCCTGCTTCCTGAGGTGCATCGCCACGCACAGCCACAATGGGCCACGTTCTAGGCTGATGAGGCGGGCTGTTGGCTGTAGGAGACAGCTCGATGAGGCTGACGGGTAGAACTCGCACTTATGATTCGGGTGGTGTCTAGTCATGCGGCGTCCTTCCCCTCCTCAATAGTGGCCAAATCTGCGTCCCGGTCTTCTATGACGGCTGGGTACTCCGTAGGGTGTTCAATTGCGTTCAAGGCTGTGAGGATACAGGCCCGGCAGATGCGCACATCCACATTACTATTTATCCCACACTGGGTTGTACGGAGGTGTATGGTTGGTAGGGTGCCAGTACAGAACGCGCAATCTGGGCGTGCTATCGTATCGCTAGTCTTCATGATGTCCTCCTTGTAGGATTTCCCGGAGGGCGTCTAACATCGCTGGCTCTTCGGTCAGCTTCCCCTCTACTGCATCACGTCGGAAGGGCTTCCCGTCCCCAAACTTATACCATCCACCGCTGTAGGTCACCACCTTCTTCTCCATAAGTACGTCGAGGGCAGAGGTGAAGAAGTCGGGGCCGATGGCATCGTAGAAGTCAAACGTCCGGCGGAAGTCCTTGCGGCGGCAGTCTTTACAGTCCGGGATGGTGCAGCCAGCAATGCGGGTATCAACTAACGTCGCCATAATGACGTGCCCAATAGGGCTGTTGGCATCTTCACCGAACTTCTTCTGTACGTCCAACTTGATGACCGTCATAGCGGCGTGGCCCAGAGGGTCTCTCCCCAACCAATGGTCTTCGGGCTTGCCCCATTTACCCAGACTGATTTTCTGCCGGGGCTGGGTGGTGATGACTAGACCGATGCGCTGCCGGTTCACTAGGTTGGTCAGGACTCGAAGCTCTCGCCTTATGAGGAGGGATTGGGCGCCCAATGACAAATTCTCTGCCTTCGCCTCCTTCTCCAGGGGGGCGCCGGCGATGGAGTCCACAACGATAACGATATGGTCGTCCTCCTCCAGCACCTCTCGCGCGGCACAGATGAGCTCCTTTACCCCCTGAAACAGCTCCTCTAGGGTATCGGGCTGCGCAACAATGAGAGTGTCGAGGTTGATGCCCAGCTTCTGTGCCCGGTCAAAGTTGAGCCTACCCTCCGTGTCGAAAATGACCGCCTGGCCCCCTTGTGCCTGGCACTCCGCCAGGATGTTGAGGCAGATGGTACTCTTGCCAGCACCGTAGGCCCCAACTATGACGGTGATACCCCCCAGGGGGATACCGGGCCGACCAATAAGGTAGTCTAGTGTGGGACAGCGGGTGGAGACGTAGCCTGTAGGCTCAGCGATGATGGCGCCCTCCCGCCCTACCTGTACAGTCAGCTCGGAATCCCCCTCTTGGAGGCGCTTGATGACGGCCTTCGGGTCTGTCATTGTATTCGGTCGCTACCTACTTCTTCACCTGAGTCGCCCGTAGCCTCTCGAGCGCATCTTTAGGGTCGGTCTTCGGAGGAGCCTTAGCAGCCCTAGGGTTTTCCGGCGCCTCTTCCGGCTCCGCGGCAGTCTCCTCTTCTGTCGGGCTGGGTTCCGTAGCCTCTTCTTCCTCCTCTGCACCACCGAACCGGCTCTTGGTAGCGACCGGAGCTGTGGCCTGAGGTGTAGTCTCTCCAGGTGTGGCGGCGGGCAGCATCATGGCGCCTGTAGCCCGGCCCTCCATAAGGGCAACCATCTCACTCGGCTCAGAGACAGCCACTACCTCTGGTAGGTCGATGAGGCCCTCCTCAAGGAGCTCTCCCGTGCCGGGAAAGGGGCTTGGGTCGGCCACCGAGAACTTCATGCGTAGCATCTTCTGCTCGCCCGTTTCGGTCTTGAAGGTCTCCTCCTTCGCCTTGATGAGCAGGTCACGCCCTGTTTCGACGTGCGAAAGGTCACCGTACTTCTCGAAGAAGTAGAAGAGTGGTAGCTCCGACTCCTCGTCCGGGTCGTATGCGGTGTCCCGCTTGCCTAGGAACTGGAGCTGATTGAGTCCCATGAGGAACACCTTATCCTCCGCCAGGTTACCGTCCTGGTCAATACGCACGACATTCAGGAACGTGCGTATCGCGGCCCGGAGGCGCCGTGCCCCCTGCTCGTCCCCACCTTCCTGGAGCTGCCAGCGCAGTTGGCAGACGGGGCACTCACCCACGCCGGCCTCCTTCGGGCAGACGGCCATCCGGTTGTTAGGCCCTAGGTAGTGCACAGGCACGATTTGGTAGGGGTTCGGCCACTCGGGGCGCTTCGGACAGATGCGCCGGTAGTTCGTGACGTACTTCTTTGGGTCGGACTCCAGCTTATCCCAGGGCTTCCCCGAGGTCTGGAGCTCCTCGATGAGGGCACGGGTCGCCTCTGTGTCGATGTCCGATGCCCAGCCACTCAGGTCACTCTTAGTCTTAGGCATTTAGATGTACCTCCTCTTGTATAATGTCTATCCAGAAAGAGTGGGTAGTGTCTTTGGTACAAACAACCGAAGACCCCCAACCATCAAACAAGATTCCAATGGGCATTGATTGGGGGTCACTGCGACCCACCTCACCGCAGGTGTCACAACGGAATATGACTATGTATCGCACCGATGCACCTCTTTCTGACTCTCAATTCCGTAGTCCATTTCTACCGGCTTGGCTGTGTCGAGTGCCTGCCGTATTTCCGTAGGTGATGCCGAGCCCGGGTCGGTACCTTCAGGGAGGTTGGCAATTGAGACCTGGAGCATATCGTAGGTCAGCTCCCGGGCCTCCTTGATAGCGGCTTCCCGACCGGCATCGTCCGCATCTCCTAAGATTACAACGCGCTCGGGCTTCAAGCGTTTCACTAGGCTCCTTTGGAGCTCGGTGAGGTGCGCGCCTAGGGTCGCCACCGTTTCTCGGTAGCCCACTTGCCACATGTTGATGGCATCAAAGACACCCTCGACCAGAATGATATTCCGCCAGTAGGCTCGTTCCTTGTAGAGTGTATCGTACCCAAATAGGGCGCGGCTGGCCTGGCTACCCGGGGGCATCAGCACCTTCTTCTTCTCTTCCGCTATCCAGGTGCGGGCCACAAAGGTGCGAAGCTTACCCTGCGTATAGACGGGGACGATGACACGGTAAGCATAAGGGCCAGTCAAGCAGAAACCTATACCTAGTACCACCGCTTGGCGAAGGCCTATGTTCCTTCCCTCCTCCAGGTACCAGACAGCCCCTCCCCCGTGGGAATCGGGGGTCATGTCAAGAGTTAATGGACGGAACTCCGAGGGTAGCTCCACTGTAGAAGGGGGCGCCGGCCGGGGGACGGTGACCGCGGCGCGCTTCTTCCCCTGGAGAATGACGCGCTCCAACACAGTGGCCTCATTGAAGTTCAGCTCGCACACGGTGATAAGGAGGCGTCGTAGTGAGCCCCGCTCGTTACACACGAAGCAGATGAAGCCCCCGTGGTCGGTGGAGATGTAGAGCTTGCGCGCCTCGGAGAAACATAGGGGGCAGGCCATCACCAGCTCGGTGCCCCCCTCTACCAAGTCGACAGTGAAGCCGGCGCTCTCTATTGTGCTGATGAGTGCTTGGATGTTCATGAGACCCTCCTCAGGTGTGGAGCATCGCGCCAGCGTAGGTTTCGGTAGAGTATAGCGAGCTCGTGCTGACAGCGCTTACAGGTGGGATGTAGAGCCCCCTTGGAGTGGGGTATGAGGTACCAATACCCCTGTACAGTAACACCACACAGTGTTCTCTGCGCCCCCTGAGTGGCATGGCGCTTCCGGTGGGCCTGCCAGTGAGGGCCGTTAGTGATGAGGCTTAGGCCAGTGGGTCTGGGTCTCATTCCAGCGAGCCCCTTTCTGGGAAGTAGTCGAATCCGGGCCAACCCTTAGCCCCCCGTCCGAACTTCGTAGTGTATCGCCACCACTGTCCCTTCGCCCCGTGCTGCGAATCCTTCAGCACCGATAATTTCACGAGTGGCGCCAGGTAGTAGTCCTCCTCCTCCCGGGATTGTGAAACGGCGACGCACAACGTTGACCGCTGCACCTTTTTAAAGCTGTCTCCGATGTGCCGGAGGTTCACTCGTGCCCGCTCCACCGACTCCCGGTTTAGCTGAACCGAAGTCCAAACGGGTTTGTTCATGCCGTGGCAAATGTCCAATAGAATGTCCGAGTACACCTCACCTTGCGACAGATACAGATTAGGGTAGTTCTGGCGGGGGGAAATGTCGTCCGCACTGTCCAATAGTACCAGGTCAACATCGTCCTCTTCCAACCGGTGCCGCAGGTCGCTAACAGTACGCACCCCCTCCTCAATCACCACACTCCCACGGTCAGTCACCCCCCAGCGTTCCCGGCGGGCTATCAGGTCGTCCGCCAGGGTGTCGGGGTTGAGGTCTTGTTTTGGCTTCTCGAAGAGCGCCATCAAAATGCGCTCCCCAATCTGGAGACGGCTCAACTCGTAGGTGAGGTAGAGGACGCGCCTGTTCGCCCTGTATGCCGAGGCTGCAAGGTAGCATAGAAACATCGACTTGCCTAGGTTGGTGGGGCCAGCGATGATGGCCAGGTCACCCGGCTGCACCCCACCCTCCAACGCTTCGTCGATAAGGTCGATGCCCAGGGGGATAGGGGCGTCTCTCCAACTAGTGGGACGGCGCGCGCGGATGATGTCGCCCAACGTGTCGCTCGGGGTTATCTCGATGGGCTCCTCCCGCTCCTCACCCGTCACCTCTCGCAATCCCAGGAGCTCGGAGAAGGCACCGCTCCGGTCGCCGGCGACAAGAGCAGCGCGGGCTCTATCGAGCGCCATCCCCACATGGTAGCTCTGAATCCATTCCTCCGCCGCCTCCCATGCGGTGGGACGACTGGAGTCGGTGATGGGATAGGCGGACTGGATGTCGAGGAAGATTTGCCGGTAGTCCTTATGTAAATCCTCGTCCTCGATGGCGCCGTCTACCCAGTACAAAAACGAGGGCCAGTCCATGAGCTGGTGGTGGGCATCCCAGTGCTCAAGAGCGGACGCCAGCAGGAACCGTGTTGGCCCCTTAGGGAGCGACTCGGGGACAAGGGCGTGCCTCCACTTATCCAGGAAGGTGGGGTCAGACAGCACCAGGGACATGGCCCAAAATAACCCTGTCATAGGCGTTGGTACAAGTAGTTGTGACTCGCAGTCCAATGTTTGGGGCAGAATCCGCAGCTCACACAGACGTTCCGAATCCCACACTTCACACAGCGCATCAACCGCGACATCTTGTGCTTCATGGGCTTCATGGGCTTACGCATCGCGTTTCAGCTCCTCATGCAATTCGTCCCAATCTAAGCAGGGGGTTAAGCGCTCTGTAAAGGCCAGTTTCCGTGCTCTGACCTCCGATTCAAGATTCTCGATGGTGCCCTTCTGTTCTATTACCTTTACCTGTAGTTCTTGAATCGTCATCTCCCCGCGTATGACGGCAAAGGTAAGTGCGTCAATACGCGGGTCTTTTGTGGCCAAAGGTTTCGACCAGGGCCAGAATCTACAAAGGAAATTATCCACGTTTCAGCTCCTGTTTCATAGCCGGAAGCGCGAGCGGTTCGGGCGTATCCGTCACCTCCCGGTAGTCCGTACACTCGATAGCGTTGAACTCATCAATCCACCACCTATCCGAGAGTTCGACCAGGGCGTCCAACCCCTCATCTATATCTTCAAGGGTGAGAGCGGCCCTAGTGGGCTCATTCACGGGTCAACTCTTGTTTCATGGTCGGCACCAGACTAGCAAAAATTGAGAAATGCCGGGGGTCGTCCCGGAGCCTGTCCCCGTGGTCAAGGAGGAAGTGGAGGGCCAGCTCCTGAAGCTCCTCGAGCGTGTACTTCTTCAGCAGCGACTGGATGACGCGGATACCCTGAGGCTCCGCCACCCGGTAGACGTAGGGGATGCCCATCCGCCCGCACTGTTCCCGCCACCAGTTCATGAACCGCGTATGGGAAGCCACCTCCTTCTCCGGCAGCGCCGGCAGGTTGGCGTCCTCCCTTACCAGCAGCAGATAGCGGTGCCCGCCGTCACTCACCGTGAGGCTTTTCAATTCGCGGGGCCTCCGCACGCAATACACTCACCACTAGTTACCCCAGCGCCACAGCAGGCACTAGACTCTAGGTGAGCAGCGGGAACGTGGGTGAACCCAGAGATGTCGTTCGCCGTACAGTCGTCACAGATGAAAGCCTTGCACCCAAAACAGAAGTTCTCATCGTCCACGTTCTTCCCGCAACCAGTGCAGGGGCCTTGTGTAGGTTCTTCAGACATGGATACACCTCCTCAGGTTGTTTAAGTTACTTCTTAGCCTTATCAGTCTTCTTCCGGCAGCCCCGACACTCCGTCTCCTCATTAAGCACTCCGCACTTGATACAGAAGGTATGGGTGTACTCCTCCAACGAAACGGTGTACCGGTCTTCTCCCGTCCCCTCGTCCACGTCCTGGAACCAGCCGTCGCCCACCTGGAAGAACCGCGTGTCCAATGTCTCACCCTTGGTGTCCAGCAGGGCGAAGATGATGGGCGCCGGAGGCTCGCAGCGCTGGCAGTCGTAGACCGACTCGAAGTGGGGAAGGGAGACGTTCCCGTCCCGTAATAGGGTAGTCGTGCCTCGGTAAATGGGCTTCAGCTTCTCTGGCTGGAAGTACCCACCGCACCCCGCACACACGCTGTACATGCGGCTCACGGGGGGAGGCGGGCCTACGCTGCAAGCGTTTGTCAGCAGCTCTTGGACAGCGGCGGCACCGCCAGATGGTGCCTTTACGTTTGCTATTGCGTCTTTTATGGCCGCCCGCCTCGGCGTGAAGAACCTGCTGAATGGGTTACTCATGATGCACCTCCATTGAACTCGGTCGGAAGAACGCTTACCTACTCTGTTTAAATTCTACCACACCCGTGAGGCCGGCCGCAACCTGTCTGTCAAGCCGCTGGGCCTCTATCTCCGCCACCAACTCGGAGCCGAAGATGTGGCCTGGTGCTACAAGGCGGAGGTGCCAATAGAGCCGCTCCTTCTTTAGGGTGAACCCGGCCTCCCTACCCTTCGTACCGTTACACCCCTTGCAGCTCCACACCAAGTTATCAAACGCATAGTCCTCCCCACCGTTACACCTCGGCACCACATGGTCGACCTCCTGCCCCTGCTGACCGCAGTACCGGCACCAGCCCCTATCCCGCAGCTTAATGAAGCCCCGTACCTTCTGCCGTAAGCGTGCACGGGATAGGGGCGGCCCCCGGCGCCGTCTTCTCTCCTTAGAACCTGGAGGTCGGGCTTTCGGACAGCAGGGAATGAACTGCGGCTGCGTCTGGTATTTGTGACCTTCGGTACAGTACCGATGTGTTGTCTCCATCAACCCTCCCCATAGAGCAGCCGCTGCACACCTACCGTTGCCCACGCTGCCCCATTCACCAAACCCATTGTCGCGGCGTACCACAGCCCGAGCGAGGAGTAGGCGAGGAGAGCCAGCGTGAGGGCGGACAGATTGAGCCCGACGGTCGTCAGGGGGATGGTGGTCTTCCGCACCCGGTACTGGTGGTAGAGGGTGGGGAGGAGCGCCGCGGTAAAGATGAACGCCATGACGCTGAGGATGTGGTCAGCATGTGCTTCAATCATCAGTTTCTCCTTGGAAGTAAGCAGGCCACTTTAGTAGCTCCCGGGCCAGCATGTTGAGGTGGAGGCCCAACACCAAATGAAAGTCCACCCATACCCAGACGAGGAGGTAAAGGAAGTTCATAGTGACGCCGCCTGACGTGCGAGAGCCATCCTCACCGCCTCCTGGCTGGCCGATGAAGCTAGGATGTACTGCTTCAGTTCTTCCCAACAATCTTTTTCGTGCGCATTATGGAACCACGTCAGGCGCCCCTCTGTGAACTCGATTGCAACAGCTTTATGTGGGATTTCGCAGGTGAGACGGCAAACACCGCAGAGCTTGCCGTGTGCCGCCACCAGTGCCTCGTACCGTCGCTGTAGCAACTCTAGCTTGCTTAGTACAACAGGGTATCCAGGCATCTCAGTCGTCCTCCACGGAGAGAAGGAAGTCCACCACCTGCTTCACCGCCTCCCGGTCTAACACGATTTCCTCAAACTCATACTCCCTACCTCGGAGGATGGTGAAGACCATCTTGAACCGCTCCACCCACCGGCTCACGAAGGAGCTTTGTCCAGCATAGAATGAGGCAATGAAGGTGGAGAAGTACACCCAACCATCGTCCTCATCCAGGTGAAGAGACAGTGCGCAATGGTCACCGATCACACATGCAACGATACATCTAGGCTTAGTCATCTTGCACATCCTCCTTACAGTGTACGTGACGAAGGGATGTCCCGTCGTGGCCGGTGTAACTCCACTTCACGTAATCGCCAAAGTGGAGGGGCCTTCGACATTCGTGACAGGTGGTGAACCTTTCATTTTGGATGTGAACGAGCTCCACTCCGTCCATGGTCACACGCTCTACTCTAAACATTTTGTGCCTCCTTCAGGCTTATCTCCCACCCACAAACCGTGCACCTGCACGTCAGAGCGGGTGTGAAATCAAAAACGCGGTACACACGGCAGATGTTACAGAGCCCCACCGTCTGCCCCGGCTTAGGCATCAGCCTCTTCCCTCTTGTGTCTGGTTTCTCACGTCTGATGGGGAAATCCATTGTACCTCACTAGGTAGTTTAGGGGCAAAAGGGTTGTGAGGCACCTAGGGTTTTCGCTTGTTTTGCTGTACCCATTCCTTCTCCTTACTTGCACTGCTAATGAAAGGTGCCTCACAATGGGTTGTAGCTTACAACACATTTCCGCCACCTCCCCAAGTGCGAAAACGGTTGTAGGCTACAACCCATTGTGACCCACAACCCATTATAAACCCATTGTGACTCACACCCAATACTTAGTGACGCACAATGGGTTTTCATACGTTGGGCTCCGGTGGCGGGGCGTCCTCGACAAGGAGGCGGCGCGCATCGGCCTGGTCAACCTCGACAACCTCGGGGGTCATTGGGGGCTCGACCACGGCGACCGGCTCCGGCGCCCAGATGTAGATAGCCATTAGGCGCTCACCGGGGGCCTCAGCCCGGATGTAGACGATGCCCGCCTCCTCCAAAACCCCACCCTTCTCCAGTGCCTCAATGATGGCCTCCGTCAGGCCGGCCGCTCCGAGTTCCCCAGCGAACCCTACCTCAAGCGTGAGGCGTTGCGTTACCGTCTCGATACGTCGTGACTTCATTGCTGCACCTCGTCAAGTTTCTGTTGCAGCACGTCGGCGATGCGCCCTATGATGCTGTGGAGATGGAACATCTTTTTGCATGAACAAAAGTACGTGACCTTTCCATCTTTATACCCTATCTCTCGAAATGTGTCCCAAGGGTGCCCAAAGACTTGGTGCCAGAGCTTCTTCATGGTGCTACCTCCTTCGAGTGTACGCACTGGCAGAACTCCTCACAGGCACATGGCTTGGCTGGTGGGAGTGGGCAGCAAGTGTGGCAGGCATAGGGGCCGTCCCAGGACGCTTGCAGCCCGGGTAAGGGCCAAATGCTGGCGAGGATACGGCTGGCCGCGTAATTGTACATGTCTGACTCTCCCTGAAGAGCCCGGGTGCATGGGGTACAAGTCAGCCCCTCAAACCGGCCGTCCGCTGAACGATTGGGACAATACTTCACAAGACATTTCATGATACTACCTCCTCGATGTTGACTTCTGTTACGTTGTAGGCGGGCTGTTCGGTGTACGTTTGGAGCCGGCGCTTAGCGTGAGCTCCCAACCACTTCCCCCTGTCGAGGAAATCGAAGACGAAAATTCTTTCCTTCCCGCCGGCGACCCTCATGCCACGCCCCACCCTTTGAACCGTGAGATGTGGCGCCTTCCCTCCCCCTGCCAGTATGAGCGACTGAATCTGGGGTAAATCCAAGCCCTCGTCCGCTATTTTTGATGCCACCAGAACCTTGAGTGTTCCTCGACGTAGTGCCGACCACGCTTCCTGGCGTGTGCTGGTGCTGGCGTCCCCCGCCACGAATTGAGTACCGAGCTCCCGGGCCAGGTACTCTCCGTGTGCTAGGCGCTCCACCAGGATGACGACGGGCTCGGGCAGTGAACGGGCTAGCCGCACTATCATGTCATTACGGGTGTAGTTGTCCACGATGCCGCCCTGTACCGCCATTGTCCAGTCCTTGTAGGTGACGGGTGAGGGCTTCAGGCGAATCATGAAGACATCCGCCGGCACTAGGTGGCCCCGCTCCGCTAGTTCCTCGGTGCCCACTTGGTGTACTGTAGGCCCAAGCCAGCTCGCTACCTTGAAGAACGTCTCGGGGTCAGCCTCCTTGTATGGGGTGGCAGAGTAGCCATAGCGCCAGCGAGCCGACCAGAGCTGAGCCATCACCTTCTCATAACTCTTGGCAGGCAAATGATGGCACTCGTCAACATGCACCTGGCCTATCTCCTCCCGTAGCCACCTCTGTACGTCCGTCACTCCCTCCTTGAGGCGCATGTAGAGGGTCTGAAAGGTGGCGATGGTGATGACCTGGGGCTCCCACAGTCCGTCACCGATGACTCCGATGGTCTCCTTACCACAGCCGAGTGTCTTCATGAAACGCTCCGCCGTCTGGTACATCAAGTCCTTACGGTGCACCAGCACCAGAGCCGGCCGCCCGATGCGGCGGGCCAGCTCCACACATATCTCGGTCTTACCGGCCGCCGTTGGGTGATGAATCACCCCCCGCTCTGCGGTGAGTGCCCGGTCGATGGCCTCCAGTTGGTGTGGTCGGAGCTCCACGTTGCTCCGAAGACCTGCGAGCTGGGTATCCCGGGGTAGGGGTTCCGGTCGCTGGTCGTCCACCTCTACCCTGATACCTTCTCTTGCCAGCCGCGCGATTAGCCACGGCACCAGCCCCGCGGCGAAGCGTCCTTTGGCCCGCATCAAGTACACTGTGCCATCCCAGCCGCCAAGACGATGGGCCTTCGTAAACTTATACCCGTGCTGCGTGTAGGACATGACCTCTCGCGCCTGGAACACATTAGGCCCGGAGAACTGAGCCCAGGTATTTGTGAGTGTGATGGTGTTACGACCCAATCTGGTTCTCCATGTGGCACTTACACCGGCACTTGCGGGATGGATTGGTGCGACAGTTGCGGCAGTGCTTGGTCATGACCCATACCCCAACACGTCAACTCCAAAGAAGGCAAGGATGATGCCTCCGTAGACCGTCACCAGCACCGTGCCGACAACGAGCAAGCCCACTAGGTTGGCTAGGAAGCGGCGCTGGCGTGCGTGTAGGTCATTCCTGCTCATGGTATACTGCCCCCCACACTCGGGTGCTGTCTAAGTTCACGTGGGTGATGCGGACGCTGCCTGCCCGCTCCATTGCTTTTAGGTCTCGCTGCACTGTAGCAACCGTCACGAAGGTGCGTTGGTACTGTGCCAGGTAGGAGCGAAGCTGTCTTGCCGTCTCGGTGTGGCCCTCTCCAAACCGGTCGAGGATAGCCCCCCGCCGGGCGCGCTGGTCTTTGGTAAGGCTACGAGTCATGTTACGCCTCCTGGGAATACGATAGGAGCCCTTCTTGGCTCAGCTCTTCAAACGCTGCGCGGATGGCGGTCTTGCTCGACCGCAGCACGCGGACAAGTTCTTCCATGACCACATTGTCACCGTCGGCCCGGCGCCGGAGGTAGGTGTACAGGCTGTATGCGACGGGGCTCATGTTAGTAGCGCATCATGCTCGCAGTAGTGTGACTCGTGGGGGCCACTTGGTAGCTCGCACTGACACTGGTCTTTCTTGTAGGGACACCTATCGTCCCTCACTCCTCGCAGCACCTCAGCGGCCTTCTCCTCGCCCATCTTGCCCAGGTTCTCCGCCGCCACCTTCAGTGCCAGGTCTATCCCATCTTTCAGGCCACGATTGTACCACTGGGATGCTACGCTCTCACGGGGTGTGGCAACGAACGGTAGCCTCTGGAGCCACACGAAGGGTGCTATTAGGCGGTACCACAGTGCCATCACTCGGCGTCCTCCTCGTCTTCGGCCGAGACGCGGTAGCTCGTGATGAGTACCTCATGCCATTCAACAATGTAAGTCTTCATGTTTCGCCTCCTTTTAGGGGGGAAGGTGAGGGCCTTTCACCCTCTCGGTGGTCTCGTCCGGCAAACTCAGTACCTGCCACTCCCACCCTATACTATAACGTACTGACGTGGCGGCTGTTACCGCAGCCCTAGAGGGGCGTGCTTCTGCCCTTTGGCTCCGCTAAACTTCTCAACCTGCCCGAACATCTCGGCGAGGGTCTGCGGGCCGGCCGAAGCTGGGTTCTTTTGGCCCTTGGTCTTGAGCCAGGTGTTCGCCTCCTCTTCTGTGAAGGGCTTGAACTCAATCTCCGAGGCGCAGCGTCCCGGGCGTGCCACTGCTGGGTGCATCTTCTTGAGGGGCTCGTTCGTGGTGACCAGCACTAGAACCTTTAGTCCCTGTCCAATGAGCCCATCGGAGAGGTTCAGCATCCGTGACAGCCCTTGTCCTGTGAGTCCTCGGGCGTCCTCGGTCAGCAGCTCCCCGGCATCCTCAAGGATGAGGAGACGCCATAGTGTGCCGTCCTTAGTCAATTTGTGTGGTGTCCCCGTTGGGTCTCTGACGGTTTGACTTGTAAGGACGCCCATCATGTAACTCCCCGAGCCGAAGAACGCTTCGGGGTCGATAATGCAGTCCACTTCACACCACTTGCGCCAGTGTAGGGCAAGGGCTCTGATGGCGAAGGTCTTCCCCGTTCCCGGTGGGCCGTGCCATAGAAGTAGCTGCCCCCCGTGTGCCGGCTCGAAGCCGCCCATTACTGCGGAGAGGCCCTGCGCTGTTGGTGGGCTGTAGTTCTCGGCAATCGTACCCCAGGCGGGTACGGTAATTGTCCGGCAGACCTGGGTGGCGCCGGCTGGCCCCAACATCCAGAACTTCATGATGACAGACGTGTCGTCGGGGGGTGCCGCCACTGGGTAGATGGTAAGTAGCTTCTTCATCAAATCACTGGCCTGCTTGGGCTCAGGGGAGGCCATGCCCAGCAGGGCGTTCACAGACCCCTGTGGGCCGACGCCTACATAGAGAATAGTCTTGTCCTCTACTCGGGCAAACAATTCTGTTGCCACCTGTCCTGTGTTGACAAACAACTCTGTAGCCAGCCCGCGCATCTCGTCAGTGCCCCACCCGTTGACCCGTGCCTTCTCGAAGTCGGTACTCCAGTTATTTCTGATGAGGGAGCGGAACCCTCTTCGGACGAACTCATCTACGAACTGGCTATGTAGTACCTCGCTCACTGCCACATCGGTCGTTGCGAAAAACAAGTCTCTTTTCAAGTCGGTCATCCTGTGTTCCTCCCTCCTCTAACGCTCTGTGTTACCAATGACCCGCCGGTGCCTCCAGCACTTCTGTGGCCCGCTCACACAGAGCCACAGCCCCCGGTACTGCCGACAGAGCCGGGTGGTGCGGCAGCCGTCGCACCTGCGTAGCTCCTCCTCTTGCTCAGTCATGGCTTCTCCCTCAGTCTAGGTACAGCATAGCACCCCACCCCACGGGGCAGGCCCAGTGAGTGTCGAGGTGCCAGCGGAACAGGTGCGGTCGGAGCATAGTCATGGTTTTTCTACCCTTGTGCCCTGGCAGCGGGGGCAAATTATCCCTCCCCGCGCGTGCTCCCAAAAGCGGTTTTTCTTCACTACGCCTTTCCCCCTGCAACGTCTACATGGGGGGCGTGTATTCGCCTTGCTCATGTTACCTCCTCAAACGCGGCGCATGTTGGGCAGGGGGTGGCGTTGGGCCACAGGTCGAGGCCCTGGCGCTGGTAACATGGTAGGATGAACGCCGACGGGCAGGGGATGATGCCCCTGGCGCGTAAGGCGCACCGTTCGCAGTACGCTCTACGAGCAGTGGTGCTCATTGCTACGGCATCTCCCGGGCAGCCCCGCATGGAGCACCCCCCCAGTCCCGCCTTCGATTCCGGGTCGAAGTACCCCCGGTCAAAGGTCAGCAGCCTCACCTCCTTGCGGGGTGGGGGGCTGTGGCCGGTGCACACAAACAGATGGTAGGCCGGCGCCGTCTCGCTGAAGCCCCTGTATTGGGTGGCTCCCTGCCCCTTCTCATGGTTGTGCATTAGGTCAAGGGGCCGGTTGTTTAGGCTCTGGTAGCCCCGGATAACCGGCTGCTTGCGCCTCAGCGTCTGAAACGGGTCAATCGTCTTTTGCTTCTCCATCGCAGCCCTCCTGTTCATGCACTGCCCGCAACATGGTTGGGTACATGTCTAGGGCCTGGTAGTAGACCCCTCGTAGGTGCACATAGGGCGTGCCGTTTGGTACTCCTACCCCAAATGAGATTGGCTCTCCTCCAATGCTCCCCGTTCCTAATTCCTCCTTGAGGAACAGTGCGTTCGTCTCCTTGACCTCAATTGTTATCCGCATTCTCCACCTCCCTGAAGCTCCTCTTGTACTCGCCCTTTGGGATGAGTGCCTCTAGCTTCTTCGCCCGCTCCCATGCCTCACCGTCAACGCGGGGGGCGAGGAACCGGCCTATCTCCTGGCGGTCTTCGTCGATGGCAATGAGCCCCACCAGGCGGTCGGCCTCTACGCCAACGATGTCGCCATGACGGAAGGCGATAGCGACCGTTGCCACTGGTTCCGGGTCGCTGTTCGCTTCGAGGGCTATGGTGTATCGGTCGCCGCTCTTGTGTAGGGTATCGTAGGCGTGGCGAGCCCCGCAGTCAACGCAGACCACACACTCCATGATGGTGTCGTCTTCTACGACGTATACTCCGTTCTCGTCAATTCGGTATTCCTGGGCCATCCGCATGACGAGAGGCCCCCCGCACGCTTTACACTGCATCTTCCGCCTCCTCATCGAAGGGTACCCACACCCATGCCTGGACGTAGACACCCGTCACCATGGGTATTGCTAGGGACACCCAACTTATCTCGGCCTCCCCATCTATCTCCACCTCACCGTCGAACTGGTACAGCTCGCGCGCCTTCTCCCGTATGTCCTTGTCCGGGCTCTGTGAGTTTACCATATTGCACCTCCTATCTCTAGTATCGGCACGCCGGCCGAAACCTTTAACCCCAGAAGTCAAACGCTAGGTGCCCGACCAGCGCCCCTAACGTGATGACCTCCCACCATGCCTCCTTGACACCCCCCCTTACTCGGTCGCACTTGAAGCATGTTGTGGTTGGTGACCAATGGCCCGCTTGGAAGTGTTCGAGCCTGAGTACCTGCACCATCCGTCGTGCATCTGTCAGCAGGTGAAAGAAGAGGAACGCGCCGGCTAGTAGAATCAGCCCGTCAGTCAGTGCCGGGATGTACATTGGGTTCCTCCTTCGTCACAGGGCAACTAAAGACAGGCTGCACCTCCTCTTTCGTCACGGGGCAACTGCACTCAGCGCCGCAACAGCAATTGTCAGCTCGCCCGCAGGTCTGGCAGCGTGGCAGCTCACGGTCGGGTTGTGGCACCACCTGGCGGATGAAGGGCAACTGCCTTACGGGGCAGTGCCCGTACCTTGCGTTAGTCATCGACCTCCTCCTTCCTCCTCCTCCTTAGCCTGTTGGATGGCGGCGCGGCTTTGCTCTGCGCGGTTACGGGCGCGTCCAGCATCAAGCCGTCCAGCCCGCTCACCGCTACCTAGTAGTACCTCCATGACTTCCTCTCGGAACGAGACCTCGCGCACCAGCGCCTCAATCAGCGCGGGCGCGGCCTTGTGCAGTCGGCATTGTGTGAACGTTGCGATACCGTTCTGCCATGTCAACCTACAGCCGCATTGCATACTGGCGGCAGGTAGCTCGCTGCCTACAGTGAGTCCCGTTATCGTGCCTCTCATCTCTCCTCCAATTCCTCCTTGCGGTGCTGGATGTCCTCGTATAGTGCCTCTTCGATTAGCTCGTAGATGTTAGCCGCTGCGATGTTGACGGGCGTGGGTGTGCCATCGAACGCTGGCCCGCACTCAGGCTCTCGCAGCGATACGTTGTGGTCGCTGGCTGCCACATCGAGAACGTCGGTATTGTAGACTGGTACGCAACCGTCCGCAATCTCATGCAGCGTGCCGTCATAGTTGGGCTGGTCGAGGAACGCCGCTAGTCCGTCGTCGTCCCAGTCCTGGCCCTTGATGTAGTCGGCTAGCTCCTCAAGCGCCATGTCTATTCGGCCTTGTAGCGTCTCGGTCACTTGTCGCCTCCTTACCCTGTCTTCCAGATTTCGGTGCCGTGCGGTAGACGGCCTACACCCAGCCATTCACGCACCCATTGTTTTGCTGCTTCAAGGGATGGTGCTTGGAATGGCCCGCAAGCGTAGAATTCGCCCCGAAGTTTGACACTCCAGCGTTGCATCTTTCCTAGTCCTCCTCTCAGTAGGCCCAAATGAGGGTCGATATACCCGCTATATCGCCCGCCCCTCAGATTCCCGGTCAACCCGTATCGACCGCCTGGGGCATCGCTACGTCCTCAGGTGCCCACCCTGTAGGGTTGCACCGGGGACACATCTGCACCTTGACCGTGTGGTGGTCATGGCGGGCTGTTAGCGACTGGCGCTTGCGCAGCCCGTAACCCCTGTCACGCTTCGCTGTCTTCGTCTTAGGCACGGTGCGCCTCCCTCGCTACTCGCCCGTTGGAGCTGACACGGATTGTCAGCTCCTTCGTCTCCGGCCCGAAGGTGAACAGAAAGTATCGGTCGCCGCGCGTCACTTTGAGCCAGCCACCGCCCTCCCTGTTCATATTGCACTGGCTGAACGTCCGCCACGTATTAGCCTCCCCCCGCGCACCCTCTGAGCCTAGACGGTGCTCGCTCTTGGTGCGCACGCTGTCGTACCCGTGGCACTTAGCAATCGTCGCTGCCATTGTTGTCCTCCTTACCAAAGGTGCACTTTAGGCACAACACGCCTATGGGTGTTACCTCTGCCCGCCCGCCGCACCCCCCACATGTAATGTAACGGTGCTCGGAACAGGGAATGGTGGGTGCCCTGTCTCCGCTGACGTACTGGCACCCACAAGGGATGGTCTGTAGCTTTTGCACTACGCACCTCCTCTCTACTCTACAGTATCGGCACATCCGGCCGCCACTGAACCCCTAGCCTCGATGCAACGGCCGGCGCAGCGCATCGGCCCGTAGGCTCCCTTAAACTAGAGGCCCAGTGGCGGCAGGGCGTACCCCGCTGCCTTCCCCTGCTGCACTCCTTGTGCAGCCTATGGTATGAGGTCATATCCCTCGATGAACCCGCCGTCCCGTAGGTCTTGGAGTGCACCGACAAGCTCCTCGTGGAGCAATCCCCGCGCGTCATGGACACGGGTGACGGCAGGCCCGTCGCCGCCCAACTCTCGCCGTAGCCGTATTGCCTGGGTTTTAGTTTGGTGAACCCTCAATCTGAACGTGTGCTCCATTACCTCCATGCTTCACCTCCTATGCTACGTCGCCCGCTTCACGCAACGCCCGCTCAGCAGCTCGCAGCAACAGCCGGCCCAGCGCGTGTTGGGGGCTGCCCGTATCCTTCAGGTACACGATGGCCCGGTCTAGTGGTGTGTCCGTCACCTCCGCCACCAGAGCATAGTCCATCAGCCCCGGCTTGTCGAGTACCTTCCAGCCTAGAGCGTCGGCTAGCTTTAGGGCTTTGTTACGGATGGTGCTGTACGATACCGCGCACTTGTGCTCGCCCATGTCCTACCTCCTACTGTACCGGCTCGTCTTCGAGAAGCGTGTGGCTCAGGTACACGGCCCTCTGGTCTAGCCGTTCCTTCACCGTGTTTCGTAGGTAGTGGAGCACCGGGTCATTGGCCACCCCCTCGAAGCCGAGCAGGTACACCCTCACCTTCTCGTACTGTATGGTGTCCCCGTTGTCGTAAGCGCCGTGCCCGTCGTAAGACGTGAAGCCCCCGAAAAGCCGTATTAGGTTGCGCTCTAGTCTCCCCAGGCGTCCCCGGTATGTTGCGGGGGATAGGTCGCTTCCCTTGTTCGGGGCCAGCGGTACTACAAGCCGCGCCTCGATGTGCTTCATTCTTTCCCCTTTCTGGAGCCCCTCTCGTGGCCCTCGAACGCAGTCTGCGCCATGGCCTTGGCAGCGTGTACTTGCCTTCGGGCCGCCTTGATGTGCTCTAGGACGTTACCAAGGGGTCGCTGGCCCCGACAATACCTCTCTGCGCTGTCTAGCCACGAGTCGGTGCAGCGCAGCACGTCCCGAAGATAGCTTCCTGAGGCCATGTTTTCACCCTCCTGCTCTAAGTATCGGTACGAACGCCCCTACTCTGAACCCCTAGCGCCCCGTGCCCAATAACCATTAGCGGGGCAGTTAGCGGCCTGATGCCAGAGGTTCAGAGTAGGAGCGTCCCTACACCCCTACCCGTCTCGCCGCCTCAGCGCCAGTAGTGCGGGGCCAAACCCCAGCACCACCAGCAGGATAAGTGCCAGCCTATCCCTCATTGCTACGCCTGCTTCCCTGTGCCGGGCTTGCGTGGGGGGTATGGTTCTAGTCCCCTATCGACAAACCAGTCGAATACGGATGTCATCACCTCTGCTTCTTGTAGCAGAATGATGATACCGTTGGCCTGGCCTGTAGCGAAGGCGTGTCGTAGCCCCTTCACTGTGTCGGCCCTCAATTCGGCCAGCTCGCGCGCCGCCGCTCTGTCGTTATCGGCCTTGATTTCGTCTAGTCCCTTCATGCTCTACCTTTCCTTTCGGTTCGTCTCCCAGCCGCAATTCCGGCACCGATACCATGTCAGACGGCCCAGCGCCCCCAGTAGCACTAAAGGGCCACCGCACATTGGACACCCCATACTTGCCCATCCTCTCTACTAGCTGCTAGGTACGCCAGCCCCAAAGGGTGCGTACCGTCCAGATGACTGATAGGCACCAGACAAAGCCCCAAAGGGCTTGACCCTCTAGCATTGTAGACCCTCCTACTCTATGAATGCTTCCCAGCATCCTACCGTACAGAATGGCCCCGCTTGTTCTGAGTGCCCTGGGGTGTACACCCTATCATCGGCCCAGAAGTAGACGAATCTTCCATCTTGCCCACAGAATAGGCAAGGGGCCGCAGGGTACACTTGCTCCCGCATGAGTGTTGACCGCCTGAATGGGTCGCGCCGTAGCTGTATCGTCGCCATATTCGTGTACCTCCTACTCTAAGTATCGGCCGTTCGCCCAAAGTCTGAAGGGCCAACCGGAAGGGTCAGCCCCTCACATCTTAGGCGATGGCTAGTCCCGCACTACAAGGTCAGTGTAGACTACGAGTACTTTCGGGCCGTCGGTTGCAAGGAGTACTTCTCCGTACTTAAAGGCTACCATTCCCAATCGTCCAGACCGGCCTGCAAGCGCGCCCCGGGTGATGCACACAGTCTTTCCTTGTTGGTACTTCCAATAATTATCGTATGTGCGCTCGGTGGTGCAACAGCTCCTTGTGCGATCGTATCGCATCTTTTTCACCTCCTTTCTAGGTTAGGGTTACTAGCTCTGGCTTCACCGCCAACGCCAGGTCGAAGGCCGGCGCTAGACTACCGGACAGTAGGGCGCCGGAAGCAAACGGGTGGAATTGGCGCTCCGCCCCACAAGTCTTGCACTCTCCCCGCAGATTCCCTCTTGTGCAGCGGGGAGTGTACAGCTCCCCGTCCACCTCACCGTCACCCCTAACGCGGGACTGAGTAGCGGGCTCAATCGTCCATACGTGTCGGTGCTTCATGCTTCGTTCCTCTCTATCGTTCGGTGACAGTCAGGGCATGGCCCATCGTCAACCTCCCAACAGGTCGGGCACTCAGGAGTGCTTGTATCCTTGTCCCTCTCTGCTATCTGTCGCCCAGTCGCCCGAAGGTAGGCATCTAGGGCCATCGCGTCCCGCTCCAACCTCGCCACCTTATCCGCCAGGGCAATCAGCTTCGTGCTTCCCAGCACATTGCCCAGACGGGCGAGCTCCGTTGCAACGGGTGGCATGCGGCGCAGCGTCCGCTTGCTCCTACGTGTTGGCATGGTCTATGCCCCTTTCTAACGCCTCAATAGGTTGCAACACGCTTTCATGTCGCACAGATGCTGCTTATGGCCTTGCCATAGAACGACACAGGCGAACCCTCTGGGGCATCGCTCGCGGCAAACGTACTTCATTGTCATGGCACTAGCTCCTGTACTTGCAATTCCCCCTAGTATTCGACATCGTGTGGCCGTGCTCTGTAGAGTGGCAGACCTTAGTAGTCTCCAGTGTCGCCAGTATCACGCGGGCGTCGGGGTTGAGCTCCTGTATCCGGCCCCGAACCTCCGCCCCGGCCATTGCTTCAAGGTAGGGCGTCGGGACAGTATCCGTACCAAACAATTCGATGATTCGCTCGGTTTCAGGCCCGCCCCATTGCGACATCCATTGCCCATCGACTACCTTCAGGGTTATCGTGGTCTGGTGCTCATTCATTCTACTCCCTTTCTACTAGGTGAGGTACGCGGGGAGCGAGGGGCTAACCCTCTCGCCCCCTTACCACCTCAAGGGCTTCAATGACGGTTAGGAGTAGCCCTTGTCGGGCCAGCCCCCGGTCGAAGTGTATGGCGGCACCGTCAAACACTTCGTCGGCCGTTGGCAGCCAGACTTCGCCCTCCTTGCTATTATCAATGCCGATAATGGTCTGGACGGTTCCATTATCGTCCGTTACTGTGACTAGGGCCATTTCCGTTACCTCCAATGTGAAGCTGGGCGGTCTAACCACCCGCTCCCCACGTGCCTCAATTCCTTATTCTGTTGTGAAGGTGCTTCGGGCCACTTATGGCCCCTACTTGAGGATTAGGCGTGGCGAGAGTCTAGTTTGCCTTTGCACGGGCCATCCCGCTCTGTTCCGTAGCGTGTGATGAGCCAATGAATCGTCCCATCACACTCGATGCGATGGCTACTCCCAGTGCTAACGACTACTCGCCGGTTAGCTGTTCCCATATCGACCATCGCATCTCCCTTGACCCTTCCTAGCTTCAGTATCGACCACTCTGTACGGGGCTGAAGGGTTCTGCGGGGTTATTTTTGGGTCAATATTGTACCTTTACGTTAGGGTGAGGGTCAGACCCATGCTAGGACGATGGCAATGATGGCCACGCTGGTAACGAAAGCCAGCAGCCACCCAAGAACTACTTGTTCGGTCATTCTGTACCTCCCTTCACCCATCCTAACGCCCTAAACCCCTAGTGTGTTACAACCCATTGTGGGTCACTAGGGGTTTCTGCCCCGCGCGCGGGCTACAGTCCGGTAAACCCGTTGTCACTCACAACCCATTGTGAGGCACCTAGGGTTTAGGGCGTTGAGAGGGGCGTAGTGGTGGGCTAATACGTTGTGAGTCACAACCCATTGTGACTCACAACCCATTGTACCTGACTACACATTGTTGCTGGCCTTGCGCGTCATAAGCGCGCGTAGGTTCGGGCTCAGTCGGCTTGTGCTGGTACGGGTATGGTGTGGGATGATGTGGTATGGTGCTGGACGGTGACGTTGGTATGGTGTTGGTGGGATGTGGTGGTTAGACCCCGCAGCCGGCGAGTGATAAAATGGAAAATAGGGAAATTACGCACAGATGCTCCCACTGTAAATTGTGCGCTCCTTCTCCCTTGCCACCACCCTACCGCACTCCTCCTCCTTCCACCGGTAGTGACTGAGGGAATTAGGCAGGCAGTAGTCGTGTTCCGAGTGCCAAGTAGCTCTGTCCGACAGCCGGTGCTTCTCGTAGACGGTGAGGAGCTTCTGGTTTGCCCGCCCCACCATAAGCATCCGCTTGTCGTCGCCCATCCTGCACGTAGATGCTCGCCGGTGGCAGTGAACGACGAGTCGGTCATTCACTTCCCGTACTTCTAACAGTCCAATTCCTTTGTCCAGCTCCCTAGGGTCGATGAGTCCCTGGGGTGTAGCAATATAGAAGAGGTCGCACCACTCTCTATACCGGCCGAACTTCTCTTTCCCTCGTAAAAAGTCGGTTCGTGATGCCTTGGCCTCTATGATATAGAAGCTGTTGCCTTTTGGTACCCAACCTAGGACATCGACCCTTAGCCTCTTCTCTGTCCAGGAGTTCGCTAGCTCGGTTTCTAGTAGTGGTATCTTTTGGAAGGGAATGTGCAGCCAGTCTGCGGCTGCCTGCGCAATATCGTCGTGGGTCATGATACACCTCCATAAAGAGTATAGCACATGGGGCCGCCCTTGACACCGGCGCCCCGGCCTGCTACTCTGAGATTAGGAGGTGTGCCAATGTCCACTAGAAACTACTGTACAGCCCGCCAAGACGTTCATTCCTGTCATTATGAGTGGGACTACGGCGCACACCCGGGGGATGCTACCGACCACGAGTGCCACTGTGAATACGGATGGGTCGACCAGCGGTATCAGAAGTCTCAGAGGCCCCAGTTAGCCTACATCGTTGAAGAAGGGGCTTGGAACTTCTCAGTGGCTCTTTACAACGCAATTGAGATAGGCCCAGCACTCAACATCTGGTTTGGCCGCCGGGGGATTCATCTTCCCTTCCGATGGCGTCCCTGGAAGAGGAGTTGACACCGGCCCCCTAGGATGCTAGGATACCTGTGGAGGTACATCATGACTGACACAGCAGCCTGGCTGGAGGAGTTGGTGGCGGCGCATGAGCGTTTCGATACAGTTGAGTTCTTAGTTGGCGATGCAGCGAAGGTAATGGTACTCGAAAATAAACGGATGAAGCGGGAATTAGCCCTCACCCTGGCGGCTGCGCTGCGGGCGCTGGAGGAACTGGTGGATGTGACGAGCAACTTTGACGTGGACGAGGAACGCAACGCTGGTCGTGCCGTCCTCGCCCAAGCCGACAAGCTGCGGGAAGTCCAGGAGGTGCCGATATGAAGCCAATCTTCCAGACACGGTTTGGTGGCCCGAATGACCCTGTAGAGAAGCAGGGAAATTGCTTCGCGGCGTGCGTGGCCTCATTGCTCAATATTCCTTTGAAGGATGCCGATACGTACCTGGAGGGACTAGCCACGCCCGGGGCGGTCGAGACAGGGTGGTGGCGGGCTTTTGTTGCTTGGTGCGGTGAGCGCGACCTGGTGCCCTTGTACTTGACGTTGGGGGACAAGGCGACCCCCGAACAGTGCGCCTATGGGAAGCCCGGTCTGCGGTACATTGCATGTGGTCAGAGCCCGCGTGGTCTGGGGCACTCGGTGGTCTACCTGGACGGCGAGCTGGAACATGACCCCCACCCACAGGGAGGCGGGCTGGTCAGCGTAGACGCCTATGTGGTGCTGGTGAGGAAGTCTTAGAAATGAGGAATCTGCTCTTCTGCCCTAGATGCATAGTAGAGCTCATCCAGGCGTCTTCTGTGCGGATGATGCGGTGCCCCGACTGTAGGGAGCTGTATTCGCCCGACCGGTGCTCCTCGGACAACCAGCCTGGAGCTCGTTGCCAACTGCCAGCGGGCCACTATGGGCCACATTTTTGGGATTAGGTGCCTTATGGCCTTACTTACTGTAACCTGTGTGACTTGTGAGCAGGTATTGACGAACGGTCGGTGTACAAATGAGTTATGTCCTGGCTACGTCCCGAGGGATGACGATGAAGACGAAGACCCTGAACCGTTGGAGGAGTAGCGATGAAGCAACATACTCTCTCTAAGGACTGTTGGTGTAGGCCAAAGGTTGTTCAGGTCAGAGCAAGAAAGGAGGTGAGCAAGAGTGTGTAGTATCCGTGTAGGACGTTACCGGCGTCCACAGTCCGTTGGCTGGGCGGGATGGATTGAGCCAGAAGACCTTTCGTGGATTGCCTTCATCGACCTTGAGGGTTCTCCAGTCTTCTTCCTCAACCGCGACTCGAAGACGGGCGGTGTCCGTTAGGGTGCCCAGGTTTGTGGGGGGATGACCCGCAAACCAAAATTAGGAGGTGTTTCATGGACACGACAGGACTAGACCGTGGGTATGCCAGTGTTCGGGCGGAAGAGGATACAGTTGAAATCGACCTACTGGACGACGATAGGGCGATTGGCGTCACCTTCGTCCAGTCGGAGGTTGGCGAGCTCGTTGATGGGAAATGGTGTGATGCCCCCTCAGCCCTTACCCTAACCATGTCCCACGCGCTTGCCCAGGCTCTGCTCAAGAAGCTCCTGGTCTTGACACCGGCTTCCTAGCCCGCTACACTAAGATTAGGCCCGGAGCCATGAGCCCGAGAGCTACGAAAGGAGCAGAAAATGACCAAAATACTCGCTCTACTCACCTTACAAGTCGAGGCTATCAAACGGGTGACAAACACCCCCGGTGTGGCCATTCGCGCTTATGATACGCTCGCGCCCATAAACGAAGGCACGGCATCCATCTTCTTCGAGATGCTGGCGTCGGAGGCGCCGCGGGCGGGAGATGTACTCACCATTACTGTAGAGACGCAGCGCACCCCCGCGGAGGCGGCCCAGACGGTAGTTACCCGGCTCTTCTGCCCTGATTGTAAGGCTGAAGTACGCGGTGTCACTGAGGGTGGTCTGCCTGTACAGTTCCTGAGTGGGCGGTTCCCGCACAAGGGCGATTGCCCTGGTGACGGCGATATTTGGACACAGCTTTACGCGTGGAAGGGAGACGACACGCCTCCCTCTTTTGACGAAACAGACGCCGTACCTGACAGTACGCCGACAGAGTAAGGCCCTGGCTCCGGGCCTAATCTTCCGGCTCAGACGGTAGTTGGGGGTGTTGGTGGCGACCAATTGGCTTCCAGTCGACATCCGTGCGGTCAATCATCTTTTTGTGGGCCTTCAGTGCCCGTTGTTCCCGGCTGGCGCCGGTACCACCCTTCACGATGAAGTAGGGGGCGGAAGGGCGCCAAAAGCCCATATGGGGGCCAAACGGACACCAGGACACCTTAGGTACGTCGTCTCCGAAGGGGACGTTCACCTCGAACTCTAGGCCGTGTGCTTCGCAGAAGTATCGCTGTGTGGCCATTACCACTCCCAGTCCACGTAATACTCCCCGCAGCTACACACGCTGTACGGGTAGTGCGTTTCACAGACTTTGGTCACCTCTAGTGGGGGGTGCTCAGGGCTACCGTCATGGTCGGTCAGACATACTTGCATTGGCAGCAAGTGCCTGAGGGTGTGGGCGTAAGGTGGAATCTTAATAGTTACCCGGGGCATGTGATGCGCCTCCTGTCTCCAGGATAGCCCTTGTGCACCGGTTTGTCAACCCGCTATAATGTGAGAGCCGTGGTTAAGTGCACCTATCGGATGTGGGGTGCCGGCCTGTACAGCCCGCGGCGCAAGGATGCGCGGGGCTGCCGACGTGCTCGCGGGTGAGACGGCGGCAAGACCTCCTCACCCAATACACTAGCGCAAGGATGCAAGGCCGCCTAGGGTGGGCCTCAAAACCCCCCTAGGATGGTCTTCATACGCAAGGACGCGCCGGTACAGCGATTGGTGCGGTAGATTGGCTTCCCGGGAGTCTGGGTGGGAGCTGGCCGGCATTACCCTGGCGCTTAAGCAAGTGCTGAACCGCTAGGGTTGCCCCCCTGGGGTCGTGAAGTTGACCACCCCAGGCTAACGACGTGGGAGGGAAGCACCTCCCACGTTGTTCTTTTTAACCTCGACCCTTGACCTCCTAAGCCGGCGCCCGCTATAGTGTAGATAGGAGGATTACACTATGCCCCTTAGACCAAAGCCCAAGTTCACATATCCGTTCGCCGACACTCCTACGCCTTTTGACGTTACGCTGGCGGTAGCGGCGACGGCTGAAGACCTGGTGGCGGTTCCGGGGAGCAAGAAGGGTCGTACCCTGTCCCTGATAAACGAGGGGCCGGGGTCTGTGGCCCTCGCTTTCGACGCCACCGCTACAGCCTCTGACCTTCTATTGGAGGAGGGCGATGCCTACGATGAGCGCGACCTCGAAATCAGCACCAACATCTCATTCATCAACGTGACGGCCGGACAGACCCCGCGAGTGCGTGGTATACTCTGGAGTGGTGACTAAGGTGCCAATCCGTCCTCCCCAGAACCCTTCTCGGAGAATGCTGGCAGCTCTGCTCTTACCTTCCTGGTTGCAGATGCAATCAAGCCCAACGGGAAGCATCGCTTCATTGAAGGAGGGGCTAAAAGCACTGGAGAAGGCGCTGGAGGACTAAGATGGACTGGTGGATGTTCCATTCCGTGGGTGATGACCAGTGCGAAGCCTGTGCCGTCCCCCCGGTGCCCTGCGAGGAGTGCGGCGAGGGTCTAGTGCATATCCACTTTGTAGGGTCTCTGGAGGCGCTGGAGGGCCGCTGCGACGCCTGTCAGAAAGCCGAAGTGCCGGCTCCGGCCGCGGTAGACTAGGAACATACTTCATGGACGCCCCACGTTGGGCTCGAAACCTCCTCAAGAGGATAGCGGCGGACTACGCTGTACATGAGCCCGCTCTACACTGGCGAAACCGCCGGCGCCCCGACTGGTCTTCGGCTGGAAGTTGCGCCTTAGACTGTACGACCGTGACGGTGACGGCCGGCACGGACAAGATGGACAGCCGGATTACACTTGTCCACGAGATGGCCCACCAAATCCTACTCTGTACAAAGTCGTGGTACCGTGGAGAGCACTCGGCCCCGTTCTACGCTTTCCTCTGGACACTCTTTCGGCGCTACCGTGTTTCAATGCGGGCTGCGCTGGAAAGTGAGGCGGAGCATCACCGAAAAACCGTTCTGTCTACCTACCGCAATGCAGGAGGCCGCCTAAAGGTGGTATAATGGCTTTATGGCCGCTGACATTCATGGGTTCCGTGTTTGGGCATATTCCGGCTGTCTGAGGACAGGCCAGCCCTGCCTCCGCGGGCAGGCGGGTCAGCACCTACACTCCCGGGTTCAGAAAGCAGCGGAGTGTGAGGGTATCTCCGGCGCGGTGTGGATGACGGAGACGGCCCGTGAGCGCCTGAAGGCGCGAGGAGCGGGTGGGGACAAGATTCCCCATAAGGAAGCGGCGCCAAACTACGACTGCACGTGTGGTCACTACTTCTACCGTACCCTCAAGGATGCTGGGGTAAGTGACGGTAGCGCCTACGCGCATGTTACCTGCTTGGAGCGTACCATGCTGCACACAAGTGGCGGCCGCACGACCCAGTACTCCGTTGATTACCTGCTGGCGCCGACACGGGGTGGCCAGAAGGTGTACGTTCCAATTTCCGACATGGCCCAGGGCCAGCCCGCTTCCCCCATGCCGTCATGGGGGCCTTATGGGGCCTACGCTATCGGTATGGGGATGGTGGTGGAGCGCGACCAAAAGGAAGTCCTGGAGGAGATTGCCCTTAGCCTAGGAATCCCCATCTTGGAGAAGGACGACCTCAGCGGTTGCCCAGTGTGCCTTGTTACAAATGACTGGCGGGAAGAGAGGGAAATCACCTACCACATGAAGCGCGACTGGTTTGGTGAGGGCTACAAGCACCACCAGCTCGAACCAGGGCGGGAGTTCCCAGGGGAGGTGGATGATGAGTAGGAGAATAGGGAAGCCACTCACGGAAGTTGTGGGCAAGCCCCGGGTTCTGCCCAAGACCCTCCCTATGCCGGCGCCCATACCGGAGAAGGTGCCGGAAAAGGAGAAGGTACCGGTAGAGGTGGGGGCGCCTGCGGAGAACGTCATCCACCGAGTGGCGTCTTTCCTCGGTGTGCCAGATGCGTGGGTCGCCACGAAAATACTTGACATTGCTGGCCGCATTGAACTACTATTAGACATGGGGGCGCTAGGAAAGAAGCAGCGCATTCGCTACCGGTCTTAATTGGCCGCGGTGCTGCCAACGTGGGTTCGATACCCACCGCCTCCACCAAAAATGTCAGCGCGTCGGAGATGGGGAGCCGAGCCAGTCCGTAAAACTGGTGGCCCTTGTGGTCTTAGGAGGTTCAAATCCTCCCGCTGGCACCAAACACGCGCACCGGGCTCTGGGAGCAGGTAGGTCTCCAAAACCTACCGTTCGGAGTTCGATTCTTCGACGGTGCGCCACAAAAACCCGTTGTCCCTCACTTGACATTACATCCCGCCACCCTCTATACTACAGAAGGAGGGGAGTTTGCTTATGCTCGACCACTATATATTCCGCACCGCCCTGCTCGACATCTCGGAAGACAATGATTTGACAGAGCCCGTCCGCATCCTGGGCTACGAGGTCGTTGCCATCGCCATGCCTGCGGCGCTTAACCCAAATGGCAGCAGTGAGATGACCTTCCAGGTTGACCCTGGGGATGGAGTCTACCGGGCGCTCGCGGACGATTCCAATACGGCCCTCACCCTTACTAATATCACGCAGGGACAGGTCGCTCAGGTACAGGAGCAGAAGCCTCCAATTGTGGGGGTTAATTTGAAGCTCGTACTATCATCTGCTGAGACCGCGGCTGACCGCACGTTCCTTGTCTTATTGAAGCAGCTCCCGAGCTAAGGAGTCCGCCATGCCTTGTAGCTACGACCACCAGGGGGCGCAAATAAGCACCCCGGCCCGAGACCTCAACATCCAAACTCCCGCTGCTCAGGCGACGGGGACGGCCAATCCTCCTATCCCCGCTGACCACGCGCAGCAGACTCCTGAGTTCCTTCAGAAGCTCATCAAAGAATTGAACGACCTCCGTAACCAGCAGAGCGAGCTCTACGCCAAGATGTACCGGCCAGCGTCCCCTTTGGGGGGCCGGCCGAAGAAGTCCTACCAGCCACCCTACGAGGTGCAGGAGGAGTACCGGCGCCAGGACGAGGAGTTCGACCGGAAGATTTATGCGCTTAAGGGTCAAATCCAGGAACTGCGGACGCTGCTGGCTCGGAAGGTACAGCCGGAGCCGGAACTCGGAAAGATGCCTGGCCCCACGCAGCCACCCTCCCCTGAGCCCGCGGAGGCTAAGCGTGCTTAGCGACAGAACTCCGAAGCGTGGGGCTGGCTGGAGTATTCCGCCATTCAGCCCGAAGGCTTGGGACGCACTGACCGAGACGATGGCGAGGAACCAGGCACTAGCGTTTGGCACAAGCTTTGAGGAGGAGTACGAGGGCCTCGTAAGACGGGGCTACGCGCGCAAGCGTCAATCCTTCCTAGGCCGGATAAGGGGGATACTGCGGAAGGTTAGGACTCTTTAGTTGGCCGGAACGACCGACACGCTACGAAGCTCCGAGTCCGTCCCCGATAAACGAAAGGTACGGAGTGTGGCTGACCATAAAGAGCGGCGTCGGAAGCTCAATAAGATGAAGATGACGGTCAGCGCGAAGATTAGCAAGCTGCGTCATGAAGGGCGCCCTCAGAAGCAAGCAATCGCAATAGCAATGAGCATGAAGCGGCGAGGAGAACTGAGGAAGTAGATGATTTGGGCGAGAGACCTACCCTAGGGGGGAAGTAGCCATGCCCATTGGTTTTGGGCCACAGGTCAGGGCGCAACGACTTCTCCGCCAGGGCGCGGGGTTGATGCCCGGCCCTTCTGTTCCGGTGTCCACACGGCGTCCAGAAATCCAGGCCCTGTTGAACCTCCAGTTGGGGGCGGGGATGATTACGGAGTCTCAGTTCCAGACGGCACTGAGCGCCCCGCCAGCAGCGCGTCCGTCCGCTTCTGTACAGGCGCCTGTTGCTACTCAGGGAGCAGCCCCTCTTGGCGCGCCCCTGACTGGTCGCGCGCGTATTCGGGCGCGCCAGCGGGAGTGGCGCGAACAGTTTCTCCCGAGGGGCATGACGCGGGGTCGGTTTGAGACGACGAGTAGGTTGCAGCAACAGCAGGAATTAAGAGGGACGCCCGGGACGACCCGGGCTGGTGCCGAAGCTCGGCGACGTGTAGGCCAGAGGGAGACCTTGCGAGGGATGACTAGGGCTCAGGCTCAGGCCGAAGCGCGCGTTGGTTTCTTCTAGGAGGCTAGTCGTGTACAACGTAGAGGAGGGCGACCCTCTTGGACTGGCTAACCCTTCTGGTCGTCGTGAACATTTTCGATACGATGTGGGGTCTCTTTCTTCTGGCCTGGTGGCTTGGCTGGCGCAGGCGTAACGGGAGGCCACAATGACTGAGCTTTCCACTGCCCGGAGACTAGAAGAGAACCTCTTCGACGACCCCAACGTCCAGCGAATCTTCTTCGGCGAAACCCCGCAGGACGAGATTGACTGGATTGAAACTCTTCTCAGTATCGACTCAGAGCAGGGTAAGGTCGTCAAGTTCCGTCTCTACCCCCAGCAGGTGCAAATGGCTCACAACAAGACGGGGCGTGACCTTACGGTCAAGGGGCGCCAGACCCGTGCGTCTTCGTACATTTTGGCGAAGAACCTGCGGCGGATGGTGACACACTCGGGTCTGAAGTGCCTGGTGATGACTCAGAAAGACCAGGTTACAGGGACGTTCCGCGCGCGCATTAAGCATCACTTAAAGGACTTGGAACAGCACGGCTTCCCCTTCGCCCTTGGTCTCGATAACGACGATGAGTTGGAACTCACCGATACAGGCTGCCGTTTCCTGTTTGGTTCGGGGGAGGAAAAGTCGGGAACTGGTAGGGCATACAGTGCACATATAGCTCATTTGTCTGAGTTTGCTTGGTGGCCGGGAGACCAGGCCCGCGTTCTCATTGGGGGCATCACTCCTTCCGTGCCGGGGCCACCTGCTGGGTGGATGGATATTGAGTCGACGCCCAATGGTGCTGAAGGCCAGTTCTATGACATGGTGATGGACTCCAAGACCTACAATCAGCAGTCCCGGTGGTCGACACACTTCTACCCGTGGTGGTTGGAGCCCCGCTACCGCGCCGGCACCACACCCGGGTGCGACGTGCCCTACACCGAGCAGGAGTGGGAGGGCCTCCTCCAGAACTTCAACCCGACTGTGGAGGAGGAGAAGCTCATGGATGAGTACGACCTTGATGTGGGTCAGATTATGTGGCGCCGTGTGCGGAAGTCGGAACAGGATAAGACCGATTCCCCCTTCCTTCAGGAGTACGTGGAGACCTTGGAGGGTTGCTTCCTGACGGCCGGTGGGAGCTACTTCGCTACCCAGGAGGGTATCAACCACCTGGAGCAGTACCGGCAGACGGTCAAGCCACCTAAGGAAATTGTGGAGAGCGTGCCGGGGAGCTCAGTGGGCTTCATGGGGGCTGGCCTCCACGTCTGGCAGCGCCCCCAGCTTGGGCGCCCCTACGCCGTCTGGGTGGACTGCGCCGGCGGCGGTCTTGACGAGGGGGCGGACTACACTGCTATCATCGTGCTGGACTGCGCCGATATGTTCGTTGCGGCTAGGCTGGCGGTTAAGGTAGCGCCTCAGGAGGCGGCACCGATGGCGGTGGCAATTGCTAAGTATTACAACAACGCCCTGCTGGGGGGGGAACGCGACGCCTACGGCTCCGTCTGTGTGGCGAAGGTTCAGGATATTGGCTATAGGAACCTGTGGTTCTTCATTGAGCCTGGTCAGTCGATGAGCATCAAGAAGCCCATCCAAGACCCGTGGGGCCACCCCACCCAGATTCGCCAGCACATCTTGAACGCGCTCCGTGAGAAGGTGTTCTCCGGTCTCTTCCACACCTCTGATGCCTGGGGTGTACAGCAGATGGGAGCATTTACGTGGCAGAAGGTAGCGCAGAAGCGCCACGGGCTCAAGGAGGCGGGGAAGGGTCAGAAGGACGACCTTGTGATGTGTTACGCCGGACTCTGCTACATTGCACCAGCGGCGGCCGCACGGTACAATGCAAAGCAGGGGCGCTCAATAGGCCCTATTAAGGAGAATGAGATAATCACGGTCGGGCCTCATGGACTTGTGCAAGACCGACGAATGGCCGGAGCCCTACCGTGGCCTTGGTTGAAATAGTAGGTTGAGGGGATGAAACACACTTGTCCTGACTGTCAGTGTCCTTCCGACGAGCTTTGTGAGGGGCCTCACTGTACGCACGGTGCCGGTGACGGAACGGAGTTCTGCTGTCGCTGCGAATACCGTTACAGCCTAGAAGCCGGCTGGGTTAGTGGTAACGATTCGGTGTCCTACCCGCCTCCGGGGTGTAAGTTACGGCTTTTGGTGACCTAAATATGCCACCTCCAGTAACGGCAATGATTCGAGGAGCAAATCAGCTTGACGACCTGAAGAATGCTCTATTGACGCGCCAGAGGGAGCTAACTCTATACTGGCGGCCGCTCAATCTCCGACAGAATTACTGGGCGCAAATGTACTTGCTTCTGGACGTGCTTCAGCGGAGTAAGCCGCTCGGAGTCGCCCGGAGGTTCGTCTCGAACGCGCCCCGCACCGCTGTGGATGCGGCAAGGTCAATCCTCACCCGTAATCCGGTCGTCTGGCGCATCCCCCTTAGGGGAGCTGAAGATGAGAACCAGGAGAAGCGCCGTAGTGTAGGGCGTATCGAACGCACCCTCGAGGGATTGGGCTACGACATGGACGAACTCTTTGGGATGCGCAACCAGATGCCCCTCTGGATGCAGGTTGTCGACCAGGCGTTAATTCGCGGCATGATTTGGGGTAAGTTTCACGTTACTACTGAGGCGCTCAAGTACCGTCGCTCGCCCCTTATGGCGGAAATCTACGACTCCCGTTTGGTCTATCCCCACACCGACCAGTGGGGGCTGAACCATGTCCTCATTGAGAAACCCACAACCCTGGGTGACCTGGTGGCGAGCTACCCGGGAGTCTACCAAGACTTTGCAGACAAGCCGAGTTATAACCCCAATACACCAGCCCTGAAGTTGGAGTTTTGGAGTAATGACCGCGGCGAGCGGAAGGGTATTACCGCTGTACTGGGTACTGTGGGTTCGCCCGTGTCAGTGGGGGGTTTCACAGACCTTTCGGCTGGGAATACAATGGGTAGTGACGCCCGCTGGCTCGTCCCGCCGTTCTTTCACGGCTATACTTACGACGAGCTCCCTGTTGTGGGGGTACCGGTAAATGGCGTGCACATTCAGTATAAGCCTCCCATATCCTCTCCCCTGGAAGAACGCCTCCAGGAGCGGGCCGACCTGCTGTCGATGGAAGCACTAAATTGGTATGGCCCGGCTTCTCAGGTAGCGGAGATTGGGCGTTCCATCCTGAGCGCTGTTGAGGAGCAGGTTCCTCAATACAATGAGCTGGTTGCCACCGTATTTCAGCATTTAACCCAAGAGACCTACGACACAATGGTCTTCAAGACGCCTAGCGGTGAACTACCGGAGTTTGAGCGCGGTATTGGGGCGCACATCGCACTGACACCTCAGGAGTCGGTGGAGAGGTTGGTGCCGACGCCTATTTCTACAGACGCCTACCGCTTGATACAACTTCTGGAGGAGGAGCGGGAGAAGGGTGTTCTCTCAAACATCCTCCAGGCGGTGACGCCCAACCTGGCGAGTGGCGTCTTACTCCAACAGATTCAGCACGCAGCTTTGAGCTCGCTAGACCCCTATTTGAGCGGCGTCCGGCAGTTCGGGGTGCGCATGGGTACGTGCATCCTAGCTCAAATGCAGAAGGCGGCGCCCATTATCGGCGCCTTTGAGCTCCAGGCGGCGACGCCTAAGAAGACCTGGTTCACCATTGAGTTCGACCCGCGCACGGAGCTGGACGCCGGCCGTCATTATCGCCCGGTTCCGGTGATGAAGCCGGCTCTGCCGGATGACCTGACTGTCCGCATGACGGCCGCGCGCATGGCGCTCGACCCGCGCCGGCCGATGCTGTCGCTGATGACCGTCCTTGAAGACATCATCATGGTGGACGACCCGATGGCGGAGACCGACCGCATCTGGGCTGACCTGGCCGAACAAGACCCTGTTATTATTTTGGAGCAGATGGCCCAGTCACTGGAGCGTCACGGTGAGATGGAAATGGCCGCCCGTATCCGCCAACAGGAATTTGCAGCTAAGTTCGTGGAGGAAGCTAAGATGCGGCAGCTTACAGGCTCCACTCCTGGGCGTGAAGGCTTCAAGGTGCCCGGGCCTGAATCAGGGCCTCTCAGTCTCAGCACCCAGAGAACGGGTACAGAGCAACCCCAACCCACTGGCGCGGAGGGTCTCGGGGCTATGGGCGAGCGGACGGGGGTATAACGGGAGGTGTAATGTGAGAAACGTATATATCCGATTTGTGGGTCAGGCCCGGAGTGGTGCCTGGTTCATCGGTGATTTCGAGGTGGGCTTTTGGACAGGCCGCATTATCTGGCTTCTTCTGAGGCACTTGGGTCAGCAGACCCATGAGGAGTACCATAGTGTCGACGCCTAGTGAGAGGGCAGACCGCCTTATCGAGCAGCTATTTGCTCGTAGGCT